GAGGCGCACATCATGCGCGAAATCAGAACGCTATTTGCCGAACAAGAATCAACTCCTGGCTTCGTCGTTGAAACTCGCACCGATATTGAATTCGGCGGCGGCATCACCCTCGGGCTTTCCATCCAGAAGTCCGACACCTCGGAGGCCTAACCATGACCACCCCCGCATCGAGCAGGACGAACACGCCGCTGACGGATAGCCAGCCCAAGCGCCGCTTCACCATTCACGGAATAGACGGTGTGCGTCATGAAGAATGGGTGGACGCTGACCACGCCCGTCTGTTGGAAACGCGCCTAGCTGAAGCCACGGAGGCGTTGCGGGAGTGCGCAGACTGGCTGAAGGAATTGGCCGATGATGGAGACACGGCGGATTGGGTCATCAAGAAGCATCGCGAGCTTGCGACCAAGATAGGCGCGATCTCCACCACGCACGCATCTCCGAAATCCGGCCATTACGTCCCCGTTACAACCCCGGTGAACATGAAGGGCACGCGCATGGACTGGGAGAATAACCGAATTGCCGACGACAACGAAACCACCAACCAAAAATAACATGTTCCAAGGACTGCCACGAATTCCCGATTGGGTCGTAATGATAATCGCTGCGCTGGCTGCTATCGGTGCCGCTACCGTTATCGGACTCACTGCACGCTTTGTGTTTTCGCACATCTCGCTTCACTGAGCCTTTCCCGCTCCCCCGAATCCAAACAAATATGAAAATCTGCGAGTTCACCCAGTACGATTTGCGCGCTCAAGAACATGAGGCTTTGAAGCGGGCGGGGCGAAATCAGTTTATCGTGATGCCGTCTCCGACTGAGCGGGCGATGCAACTCCTGCTGCTCGCGCTAAAGACGGTCAATCAGGCCGGACTGGAAGGCAAGGAGTTGAGCGACCTCTCAATCGTCCATCGCTACGAACCAGCCAAACACCACGACGACCAACCCATTGAGATTCACGCCAAAGTAACCCACCGCATTAAATCCAAATGAAAACATCCGCTAACTCCCCCTCCCCGGCAAAGGTGCGCGTGCCGAAGATTCCGAAAGGATGGCGCAAGATGCGTGCCGGTGAAATCGTCCGCAAGGGCGACCGTTATCGCAGGCTGGGTAATGGCCGCTTCATGCTCCCGCCGCATGGCGTTTCCTTCATCGGCGACCGTGTAGGCGACAACGCCGGTGATCTGACAACACAGCCTTGGGTCCGCCGCCTCCCCGCCAAGGGCGCGAACAAAGGAGGGAAATGAGATGAGCACTCTACGTGAAATCATTCAGCGGGCGACTCCGGGGCCGTGGACGGTAGAAGAAAATATGGTCAGCCTGGAGGATTGGGCTGTTTACCATGACCGCAGACGAATCTGCCGGATTGATTGCTGGCAAGAAGGCGACGCCAACGCCCATCTAATCGCCCGCTGCAATCCCCAGACTATGATTGCCGTGATCGAGGCACTGGAAGATGCAGCGAAACAATGCAGCACAAAAGAGATTGGCGGCGGCGCGGTCCTGACCGTCTGTCCCGCATTCGCAAACAAAGCCGGTTATGCCCTCACCCTCCTCAACTCCTCCCATGAAAATCAAATCACCCCCGCTAGCTGAAAGGAAGAAGGCGCCGAAGCTCAAGGCCGGCGTCGTCCACATGCACCCGATGACTCGGGGCGTAATGGGCTTCTACGATAAAAAGCACGCATGGCAGGACGACCGCATTTCCGGTTCCTCGCCGTGCCTGTTGCTGCCCTTCCCCACCGCCCCCGCTGCCAAGCGCCGCCTCAAGCGAGAATTGATGAGCGAGGACGAGAGGATAGAGTTGATTGCGGAAAATCTGCGGGCGGCGCTGGCCCCAAGTTTCGCAGCCAAGGTTTCGTGGAAGCGGTGTATCGACAAATCGCATTACCGGGAGCTTGCCCGCACGTTCCTTCATCTCTTGGAGGGCGAGCGGAAATGAGCGCGAAGACTGAAATTATCATCATAGTGGTGGTGTCGTTGGCCGTCCCATACGGTTTGATATGCGGCTACATGTTCTCGCATCAGATTAAGGAGTGGGTGGCCACTTCGATGATGTGGAGATTCGCCGCATTCGCTGGGTTGTTCGCATTCATTTCTTACGTAGTAGCAGTTTTAACCTATAACATATTTTCCCGATGAACCCGCAGCCCCTTCCCCCTGCCGCCAGAGAAGCAATCGATCGCACGCTCAGTTATTGCCGCCGCATGGAGCGAAACACCGTCGATGAAATCACGGATGAGCTTTGCTCTGTGCTCGCCCCATTCCTCGCCGCGCCCCACCTGAAGGGGACGGATCGCATTACGGAGGTTCAACTCAGCCGTGCAGAAGCCGAGGCTCTCTGCGAAATGGTTCTCGATAAAGGCGACGACCGCGAAGGCTCAACGGCCGAGGAGGTTTCCGTATACAATAAATTGAAACGGCTTCTCGCTGGCGGCCCACTATCGCTTTCCACCCCGCACCCCGCCAATGCTCCGCAGGACACGACGGCGAAGGGGGAGGACGACGGAGTAAAGCGCCCAATCACGCCTTATCAGGATTGGGGTGAACTGTCTCCACAGGAACGTTCAGCCGCCGCGCTCACGGCTGAGAATGGATACATGCTCAACACCAAGCAGGTCGCAGCTCTCATTCAAATGTTGCGTCTCTACGGATGGCGAACCGATGAAAGTCTTCAGAATTTCCTCCACCGGCTTACGCAGGCCAAGATGGAACTAGACCGAATCAAGCCCGCCTCCGTCGCCACGCAGGACTGGATGCGCGAGGCGGCGAAGGAACTGGCCATTTGGTACGCCCAACGGGACGACACTCGCACAGAGCACGACGCTGGACAAGTCGAGGCCATCATTACCCGCCACGCGCCCGCCTCCACGGAGGACTCGCAGCGATTGGCGAAGATTCGTGCAGCCTGGTTGCGCGACCCCATCCTTGAACGCTTCCTCGCAATTGGATTTTGGGACGCATCGCACGTTGACATAATCTGGAGGCGTGACGGGCAAGAAGTTCGCAAGCAGGCGGACTGGCTGAAGGATATTTGGTACGCGCTTCAGGGCATTTCCAAGAGCGCCGCCATGGTTCGCACCCCAAAGGAATCCAATGAATAACCAAACAGCCTACTTGATTAAGGAGAGGGAGCCGGAGTTCCCGTGCTGGCTCTACCACGCTGGCAACGACATGTTCCCGCGTGGTTGGAACCACTCATCTGAGTTTATCCAAAAATACGCCGTGTCACCTTACACGACTCACTGGCTACCCGATTCACCCGATAAGCCCACGCTCGCGCCGGATGCGCCGAAGGAGGAGCCGACACCGGGGCATTTCACTAAATCGGTCCAAGCGATGGTCGATGCCGCGTGCGATGAAGAGTTGAAAGCCATTGACGCCGCGCCACAAGAAGGCGCGCCGACGCCGGACACAAGCGTTGAGGGCACAATCGAAAACTTTCTCGGCATGGCCAAGGTTGCCGATGCGTTCAACGACACAGACGGAAGCGCAAAGGAATATCGTGCCCGCGCCGAAGCAATCACCCAACTTCGCGCCTCCCTACTGGCAGCCGAGCAGAAGGTGGGGGAATTGGAGAAGGAGCGGGATGCCCTCAAGGTCGAGTACGAGTCTCGTGCGCTATGGATCGAGAAGATGAACAAGATTCTCGGCTACGATAATTCCGACGGGTTTCACAGTCAGCCCGACCCGCACGAAATCGCTGCACGACTCCGCGCATCTATAGTAGAAGCCCAGCGGGAACGGGACGAGTTGGCTAAGCATTACCGCACCGCATTCGGCCACGATTGGGACAACCGCAAAAACATCAATGGAGTTGGACTATGAACGATGATACCAAAGCGAACCTCTCGCACATACTGGACGATTGCCTTCTTCCGAAACCGTTCAGCGGTGAAGCAGAGATTCCTCAAGTGGTCCGCGAATCGATGCGCGAACGAATCCTTGCAGCCATCATGCCGACAATCACCGCCGCCAATTCCGCCCGCGACGGGGCGATTAAGGAACGGGACTTTGACCGCCAACAGGCAGACGACCAGCAGCGTAAGCTGACGGACATGATTCGGGTTGAAGTGCAGGCCCGTGACGACGCCACCTTTGAACGCGACCAGCTCCGTCAGCAACTCACCTCCGCACTGGCGAGGATCGAGGAAATGAAAAAGCCCGACCTCGACGCCGGCTCAGTCGGCAACCTGGCTGACGAAATCGTTAAGCTCGTGCCGTACCTCAAGGATGATGCTGACGGCCGAAAGACCGTAAAAGATTTGATCAACGCGCACCTCGGATGAATCTACCGCCGACATGGAACAAGATGGGATTCACAGCGAAGGCTGCGTATCTTTGTTCGAGTCATCAGGCGAAGGATTATTCTGACGCCTGTTCAAAGCTGGGCTCGATGTCGCGCGGCCGGAAGCGCAAGCCGGCCGCCGTTTATTCAGCACGTGAGCGGACGCAGAATGTGCGACTCCCATATATCGACTAATTACAGCTTGACGCGATAGCGTCACGACCCCAAAAATACAACTTCGCTCCACTGCTATTCGCCGGAAATCAAGGTACCGATGACCGCTTATGATGCGGTGGGGCGCTAATTTTTATGTCCACAAAACTAAAGGCTCGACCGCCTGAAATGGTCACACCTGGCAAGATCAAAGCCGTACTCTTCGGGGTTTCCGGCGTTGGGAAAACGACACTCGCACTGAGCTTTCCGGCTCCCTTCTACTTCGACGTAGAGGGCGGTGCAAAGGGTCCGCAGTATCGCGAACTGCTCAAGGCATCCGGTGGCGGATACATGGGGCCGGAGGACGGCACGATGTCCTTCGACACGCTCATCGAACAGATGCAGGCGCTGGCCACTGAAAAGCATCAGTACAAAACGCTGATCGTAGACAGCCTCACGAAGCTGTTCCAGACCACCATCGCGCAGGAGTCTGAACGCCTCGGCAGCCGCGATGCCTTCGGTGCAAGCAAGAAGCCCGCTGTCGCAGCGATGCGTCGTCTCGTGATGTGGGCAACGCGCCTCGACATGAACATCTGGTTCATCTGCCACGAAACGGCCGAGTGGGGCGTCGTCGATGGCCAGCGTGCGGAGGTCGGCAAGGTGCCCGATGTGTGGGACAAGCTGATCTACGAACTCGACCTTTCGATTCGTGCCATCAAGCGCGGTCCGCAACGCCTCGCCACTGTCACCAAGACCCGCCTGAGCAACTTCCCCGACGGCGCGCAGTTCAACCTTGACTACGCCGAGTTTGCTGCTCGTGCCGGCAAGGATGTCGTCGAGGGTCAGACCCACGCTATCGTCCTCGCTCTCCCCGAGCAAGTCGCCGAAATCAAGAAGCTGCTCGACATCGTGAAAGTTGACGAGGCCGCCATCCAGAAGGATTTCGATAAGCTCGGAATCGCCTCTTACGAAGAAATGACCGCTGAACAAATCACCACCCGCATCGCATCCCTCAAGAAAAAGCTCGCTACATGAACTTCAAACCCAAGACCGAAAAAGAAATCGCCGAAGCCAACAACATCCCAAACGGAGACTATCCGTTCGAGATCATCGACGCCGCCAACGACAAAAGCAAAAAGGGTAACGACATGATCGTTGTCACCCTGCGCGTTTTCGTCGGCGACAGCTCGCGCCAAGTCACCGACTACCTGCTCGAATCCATGGCCGGAAAGCTGTTTCACTTCTGCTCGTACCTCGGGCTGGCGAAGCAGTACCAGGATGGCACGCTCACCGCTGAGGATTGCCTCGGCAAGTCCGGCTTCTGCACCATCGGTACGCAGAAGGGCAAGCCGAAGGATGATGGCTCCGGCGACTTCTGGCCTGATCGCGCCACGGTGAAGGACTACATTCGCAACATCTCCGGCGTGAAGCCGGCGGTGATTGCGAAGCCGAATGAGGCCGAAGAAGAAGACCCGTTCTTCCCGAAAAATGGGTAATACCTACTCAGCTGCCGCAATCCGCACCCTCGCCACAGAAGGCTTGGGTGCGGCGTTGCCTGCGCCTCGACGCTACAAAAACGAGGAGTCGATCATGCAGCGCAATCTGATCCGCTGGTGGGATCAGCATTGTGCGTACTTTGGGCTCCCCGGCATGCTTCTGATTTCGATACCCAACGGCGGCAGGCGGGACAAGGTTACGGCCTGCCTTTTGAAACTGGAAGGATGCCGAGCGGGAGCGCCCGACCTTCTTCTAGCTGTAGCGCGAGGGAAGTTCCACAGCCTGTTCATCGAGTTGAAAACGCCAATCGGTCGAATTCGCCCCGACCAGTGCAAGATGCTGAAACACCTTGAAACGCAAGGCCACCTCACCGCCGTCTGCCGCTCCTTCGAGGACGCGCGGAAAGTCATCACCGAGTACCTGATCCAATGAGCTTCATCCTGAAATTCACGCCGCTTCATCCCAAGGACGCCATCGGCCAATATCAGCCCGACCCGGCAAGCCACTACTGGTTTGTTCGCGAGGGTGATCCGTGGCCCGGCCGACCGCACCTGCGCATGATCGCCGAAACTTCACCTGATCGGTCCAAGGCGAAGGTTTTTGAATTAGCCCCCGAGGCTGCGGAACAACTGGTCAGGCACGACAATCCTTCGGGCTGGGAAATCGTGCCGGCATGATCAAGAGGCCCACAGTAATTTATGCTCTGATTGACCCCGTGACCTCGGAGGCGCGTTACGTTGGGAAGACTAATCAGATTTTGAGAATCCGATTCACGTCGCATCTCAGAGACAGGCGGCCTTCCAGGAAAAGAAACTGGGTGCAGTCTGTTTTGAGCATGGGCCTTGAGCCCAAGGTTGAGGAGCTGGAAATTTTGTCAGAGGAAGCTACCGAAAAAGATTGGCAGGAATCGGAAAGGTTTTGGATTTCCTATCTCAGATTCATCGGCGCGGACCTCACCAATCTGACCGATGGAGGAGAAGGAATTCACGGGCTTGTTTTCACCGAGGACCATCGCAGAAAAATCGGAGATGCCCATAAGGGCCGGATTCGTTCCCCCGAGACGCTTAAACGCATGGCCGAGTCTAGAAAAAATTGCCCGATAGATCATCTTATAAAACTCTCCAAGAGCAGGATTGGCGTGCCTTTATCGGAATCCCACAGGATGAAAATTGCGGCTGCAGGAACCGGAAGAAAGCATAGCGCCGAAACGAAAGCGAAAATGTCAATCGCATCGAAGGGCCGCGTGATCTCAGAAGAGACCCGTCGGCGCATTTCAGAAACTCTCAAGAAACGGGCCGCTTTAAAATGTTGATCCCAGAAACCGGCTTCGTTCTACGCGGAAACCAGCCTGGATGGATAGAAGACATAGAGCGCGACGAAAGAGTGGCGCGCCGGCTTCTCGTTGTTGCGCCCGGTGGAATCGGCAAAGGAAGCCTGATGTCCTATTTGGCGTGGAAGAAAAAACAGCAAGGTGTGCGCGCGCTCATTACCATCAATCGCGACAAACTGGTTCACCAAACTGCGGAGAGGGTTCGATCTGTAACTGGTCTGGAGGTCGATATTGAAATGGGTAAACTTCGGGCCTCGCCGCACGCAGACGTAGTGGTGGCCTGCACGCCCACGATTGGGCGATTTGACCGGCTCACCAGTTTTGCTCCCGATCACTTTGGCCTTGTTATGCCAGATGAATGTCACGTCAACACGCTGTCGCCGCAGGCCGCGCGCGTGCTTAATTATTTCCATTTCGGCGCAGATTCCTTGGCTGAAGAATGGGTCAGGCCGGATAATTACACGGCGCTCAGTACAGTGGTTGGGTACACAGCAACACCCGACCTTGGATCACGAAAAAACCTCGGCACTTTCTTTCAGAAGCAATCGGTCAATTATTCTTATCTGTCCGCGATTGAGGATGGATGGCTGGTCGGCTTGAGGGAGATCAATATTCCAGTCAGGGTAGACACCAGAAAGTTCCGTCGCAAACAGACGGCGGAAGGGCTGTCATTCAATGACACTGATCAGGCAGCGGCAATATCTCCGGTGATCAACGAGCTTGCCGCTCAAATCGTAACCCATGCCAGCGCCCGAAAGACCATTGCCTTTCTACCATCGGTTGAAACCGCGCGCATGATGGCTGATGCCGTTAATCGAGCCGGTCTGGTTGGGATATTTGTTTCCGGCGATTGCCTCGATAAAAACGAAAAAACGGACGCCTACAATGCAGCTGGCCCCGGAACAGTCCTTTGCAACTGCGCTCTCGTGACTTACGGCGTGGATTTTGTTGACACCAACTGCATCGCGCCATTCAGGGCATTTCTTTCTCGCGCCGCCTACTGCCAGGCAATCTATAGGGGCACTCGTGTACTTGCTGGGCTTGTTGACGACTCTATGACTGCAGACGAACGCAGGGCGGTAATTGCAACATCGGCCAAGCCTGATAATCTGGTGCTTTCCCCGTATTTCATTTCGGACATGCACGACATATGCGCCCCTTGGGACATGTTTGGAATGCCGCCGGAGGGAAGAAAGCGAGCGGCCAATAGCGGAGACTTCACAGACACCCGAAAGATTCGTGATGGACTTGAGGCACTTGAAAAACTGGCAGACAAGCACCGAAATAAGCAGCCTAGGACAATAAATCCTGTGAGCTTTGCCTTGGACATAGGCGACAAGGCACTGGCGCATTTCGTTCCTCAAACATCGCGCGAGGAAGGCAAGCCTTCAAAAGAAATTCTCGATCTGCTTTTGAAGTACGGATTAGACACGACCGCTATTAAAAACATGGGAGAAGCAGAAAGGCAGTTGGATCGCCTGCGGGAACGGGATCGCCTTGGCCTGGCTATCCCTGAGCGCCTAAAACAACTTCAGTTGCAACTGGACTACCCGAAAGAGCAGGCCGCTCTGATTTCCGATAAACAGGCCCGCTATCTTCTCTGGCAAAAAATTCGCTACAAGCCTGTCCTCAAGCCTTCGTCAGACGTTCCTCAATCTTCGCAATCTCAGCCTGCGCAGCAGCTCTCGTAGCCGGTCCGGTGCTGTCCCGATTCACCATGTCCATCAGCAGCGCGCGCGTCAGCCCGTCGATGCGATGGGAAAGCGAACGAATCTCGGGCACGATTTTTCCATCCCTGTACATGAACCAGAGCAGCAGCACACCCATCGGGCCATAAGTGAGAAGCACGCCCGCTCCCGGTTCGGCTGCGATCTGAGAAAGGAATGCTTGGATCATTTTTTAGAGGACGTTTTCAGCTTCGCCAGCACGGCGAGTGATTTCAGCGGTCTGCCCAGATAATACGCTATCACGCACGCCTGAATGGCGAAGGCCACGGCCACCGCCGAAAAGAACGGCAGCAACTCCAGCAGCAACAGCGCGACCGCAATGCGCAAGAGTATCGTAGCATGCGATGATTTGGAAGATGGCGACAAGGGAGAGAACGGTTTCGTATCGTGAGTAAACGATGTCAGTCTGCCACACGATGTCCAGATAGCAGAGGGCGTGTGCGGACCACGCAACGAGCAGGCAGCAGGATTGAAGCAAGCCCGTCCGATTTGGCGATAGCGTCATCAGTGCCGTGATCGTCAGGACTTCGACCGCCCCTGGCACCGCCAATTTCCACGCGCCCGTGATCTCGTGCGTCACGAAATGCACGAGCAGCGTGGAAAAGAAGCTCGCGACCAAGATGATCGAGAGGGCATTGCGGTCGCGCGGAGTCGCCCAGATGCGCAGGGCGATCAGCACGAGGATGTATGCCGGGTACCAATTCACTTCTTCTTTTTCTTGGCCGGTTTCTTCTTGGACTTGGGAAGCGAGAGCTTGGCTTCGCGCGGCGGCTTATCGGGTTCGGAGGGCATGGGTGCGTGGGTTGGTGGTTACTGTGCGGGAACAACTTTTCCGTTCTCGATCTTGATGCCGGCCGCAGCGAGGCTGTCAGCCGAGCGGTACTGCGCGAGCGTGGCGAGCGTGTCCCAGTCGGCCTGGGTGAGCGGTTTGTTGCCGTTCTGGTACATGGTGAAAAGCTGCTGGGCGAGCGGCAGGCCGTACTGCGCGATGAGCTGGGCGGCGATAAGGGCGGTCATTTGGTGTAGGTGGCGACGAGGTTGGTAAGTTCAGCGGCGATGGCGATAAGGTCGGGCGACGCGGGAGAACTTACATCAGAACGAGCCACGACCACGGCGGCAGCGAACGCCGGCTGGAAGCGCGTGTCGTAGATCGAAGCCACTTTCTGCCACTGCTCGACCGTGATTGCGCCCTGCTTGAGCAACTGCGTGCTGGCATCCATGGCGGTCTTGGCGGATACGCCGACCGCTTGGAGGGTGTGGACCGTGGCGACTTGCGTGGATGGCGAGGAGGCGCAACCTTGATAGACAAGCGGCGTGACCGCGAGGAGAACGAGAAGGAGGAGCTTTTTCATTTCGGGAACGGAGGGGTTGTGAGTTCTACCTTGTAGTCCTGGGCAACGCACTTGGGCAGTTGCTCGCCAAACCAGAAGGCCATGAAGATGCGCTTGAGACCGCCTCCGGCCCGAACGGAGCTGTAGAATTCGGCGAGGTACTTCAGGGCCACGGTGCCCCAAGTGAAATACAACTGCTGTTGAACAGAAAGGCCCGTCAGGTGTTCGAGGTCCATGGATTTATCTAGGGTGAATCACCTGATGCGGTCAATTACGGAATGGACGCCAGCGGGATGCGGGAATGCCCGATGGTTTCCTTTTGCAGCGAGTAGCTGACATGTAGATTCGTTCCGACGATGACCGCACCAGGATAGGATGCGCCGCCACCCTTGCCGTCTCCAGAGTAAACAGGAGTCGCGCTCACACCCTGCCTAATAGCGCTGACCGATTTCAGCTTCCCCGTCGTCCGGCTGAATATCGCCAGATAAAGCGGATCGCGAAGGGTCCCGTTGTCGGCCGGGTTCCCTACGAGCGCAATGCTCTTGTCCGGCATCGAGAAGGCAAAGAGCGATGAGGGGGAATTCGGAAGCGTGGTTGCCCGCAGGGGATCGAACCGCGTTCCCCCGTCGTAGCTGTAGCCCTGATAGACGTGGTTGGTGTCCGTGGTGATCGACCGCCAAAGCCTGAGCATGACACCCTCACCGAGGTCAACGGTGGTTGGCTCCGCGTAGGAGTTTCCAGATTGCGACATCCACCCCAGCCATGTGCTTGCGGTTTTTCCCGGAGCGCTTCCACCCCAGATGCCGTAGAGCTTGGCCTTGGGGAGCAGTGAATCGCTCAGGGTTGAATCGTACGGAATGGCAGAGATGCCCGAGAGCGGGTCGTAGTCCGCTTCCGAGATGCGGTAAAGCGTCCCGAGCGTGCCATCCGAGTTCACCTTGCGGGCCACCAATGCCTTTCCGATGAATCCCGTCGATGATGCCGGCGTACTCACCTGGTCGATTGAGGCGACAATGTAGAGTTCGGCTGAATCGTTGGTCACGAAGCAACGCGGGTACGAGATGCGCGTGCCGTTAACGTAGGACGCGCCTGTGCCGCTGAACGTGCTCTGCGGGGGCACGACCAGAGTTGGCGCACCCCACGTATCTCCGCTATCGGACGACGCGCTGATGACCGTCATCTGTCCGCCCGCATCCTCATTCGTGCCACCCGAGCTGTAGGCGATGAAAATCTTCCCATACGCAGCCCCAATAGCCGTGTGATGGTGATAGCGATGCGTGGCGAGATCGGCCTCCGTAGGCGTGTTCCCGTCAGGATGAATCACTGTGGACGTACTGACGCCCGATAGCAGGGTGTAATTTCCGGTCGTAGCCGCGCTGCCCCAATCCAGCAGCGGCTCATTTAAAAACCTACGACTTCTAGGTAACTGCCAACGAGCACAGACGATGTTCCGGTGGCTGCATTGCGACTAAACTGGATTGTCAGGTTGCCGACCCCCGTGCTTGTAATCGTGCCCTCGATAGTGGTGAAATAGGCGGTTGCTCCTGCTGTGCCAGCAGCTCCAGCGGAGGCCGTTTGCCGTGAGTTGATGACGTTTAAATTTGTGGCGTTGGCAACGGAATCAATTTGATAGATGATGGCGGATGACGTGCCTGAATAGGCAGCGGCCAATTTCTCGCCACCCGTCGCATCAGCATTGATATGCAAGACAGCGCGAAAGCTGAATGTGCCGGATGCCGGAAGCGCAACGGAAAGGCCGGTGACATCGGCAGGGGTCGTGCCGCTGGAAGAATCAAACTGGCTCGTGACCGCCTTACGTGACTGCGGGAATGAGGGAACCTGCGTAGTGCCCAGAACGAGAGCGTTGGTTGCGGTACCACCGCTCGTGGTCGTGCGCAGCGTCATGGTCCGACTGTTACCGGTTCCAGATGTGATCGTCATGCTTCCGGGACCGCCCGTGAACGACAGGGCCCCTTCGGGGGTTGTAAATGTCGTGGAGGTGGTCGATGCGCCCGCGCCCATGAAGACAGTGCCGGCGGCGCTGATGCGCATTCGCTCAATCCGGGCAGTCGTGGGACCAGTCAGAAAGGCGATACGCTGCGGAGCAGTTCCAGAAGATACCGATCCATCCGTCTGAAAGTCGATTCCGGCCGTATTGCGAAAAGCCGCGCCGTCGTACTGGCTTCCGATGAGTCGGAATACAAAGTTTCCATCAACCATCGCCGTCGGAGTTGCGAGCGTTCCGGCAGATGTAGAAAATACCATGTTCGTTCCGGTCGCTCCAGCGTTCACGAAGCTGAGCTGATTGTTCGATGAACCGCCCTCCGAAAAGAAGCTGGCAACTGGCACGCCAGCCGGAAGCCACGTCGCGTAATTCGGAGTGGTGGCGACACTCTTGCCCCAGACGAGGAGCGATGCAGCCGCTGCGCCTGAAGTGTTGATGCCGACGCCAAAGGTTCCGGCGCTCAGGATTGATACGGGATTGTTGGTTGCTCCAGCAGTTACCTCAACCGATCCGGATGTTCCGGTGATGGTCGCCCCGGTGGACGTGGATACATGCGTCGTGCCCTGCAGTACGGCGTTATTGATCGGCGTGGTCGGCGCGGCAAAAAGCGACGCCACCAGAAGCGAAAAGATGGAGATGATTTTTTTCATAGAGAAGCGATCCATTTGATGAAGCCGCCGGTGGCGGTGGGGGAGCCTGAGAGAACAACGGTGAATCCGGAAGATGTCACGCTGTCGGCGCGCACCGATGCGTACATTATTTCGCCATCGGCGTCCTTCATGTACACGTTGCAGACGATTGCGGATGGCGCGGAGTCGAGCGCCGGGGAAAACGTGACTGAGTAGGAAGTCGTCGAAACCGCCAGCGTCACTGATCCGGTCTGGTAGTGCGTGGGCGTCGGCGGCCATGTGCCGCTTCCGTCAACCGAACCGGCGTCGGCCGCGTGGCCAGTGTTAGCGACCTGTGCCTGCGCGCCGACAACAAACAGCAGCCCGAGCCCGATAATTACTTTGATCAGGGTTTTCACGTTGAAATCGTGTCGTCGGTTGAGACGGAGATCGTGGTGCTCGTGCCGCTGGTGAGGATAACGCGCACGACCGGCGGCTTGTAGTTGCCAGGATAGGTGAAGATGACGAACGTGCCGGCCTTTACGAGTTGTCCGATTGCGGCGGTCGGATCAGCGGTGCCTTGCGTGGTCCCTCCGTCGATGGCGATTCGCACGTCGCCGCTGCCGTTATTCTGGATGACCAGCGTTCGAATGTACTGCGACGGCGTAACCAGCGTGGACGCTGTTCCCGTTGGCGTGACGTTTTTGTTGAGCCCGAACGAAGTGACCGCGAGGGTCACGAAGAGGAGAGAAGCGAAAATCTTTTTCATAGAGGTTCTGGCTTGTCTTGTATGACGATTCCCGACCGAATGAAAGCGCAAAGGCGAACCCCTGTAAGGTCCGCCTCTGCCAACCACCATGAACAACGTCTCGGAAGACACGGCGGCTGTTGCGCCGAACATTGACCGCCTATTTCCTAACGGCGAGTGCAAAATTATATTTACCCCGGAAGAATCCAAGCGGTTCTTTTCGAAAGTTGATTTTTCATCTGAGCAAGGATGCTGGCTATGGAAGGCATGTACGCACAAAACGAAAGGATACGGTCATTTCCGATTTCGTGGTAAGCCAAGGTCTGCGCACAAATTATCTTATGAAGTACACAAGGGGCGCGTGCCTCGCGGCCTTCTGGTCTGTCACGAATGCGACGTGAGGGCCTGCGTAAATCCGGCGCATCTGTGGCTTGGTACAAATGAGGATAACGTAGAGGATATGGTCCGAAAGGGGCGCGCAGCTGACGGATCTCAAGTCCCAAACGGAGAGAGATGCTACAACGCAAAAATCACCGAAGAAAAAGTATTGGAAATGCGCGAGCGCTATTCCAAGGGAGATATTTCTCAGAAATCACTCGGACTTATTTATGGCATCCAGCAAATGCAGGTCTGTCGAATATTGCGCGGAGAAAGGTGGAGGCATCTTGGATTGAAACCAATAAAAAGTCCTGCGCTTCGCGGGCGCAGGACTGTGTGATTTTTTCTGTTCTCGATTTTAGTCGAGCGCCAGGGTCAATCCGGTAAACCCGACCTCGGGCCTCAAGGGCTTGGCTGCCACCTGCATGTCCATGCGATAGAAACCCTTGTTGCCAAGGATGTTCTCGTCCATGTCCTTGTTGTTGATCCAATAAAAATCTCCGATGTAATTCAATACTGTGTCGAAGGTTGCGTTAGCGTACTGCTTGGAACCGACGGGCCGCGGACGCACCTCGTAGATGTCTTTGCAGAGGATCGTGAACTGCTCGTAGACCGCCTGGCCGCCGCGAGCGACGGTGTACCAGCTCGGGTTGATCTTGAAGCCACGGCCCTTCGTCACGTCGTAGTTGACGAACGGATAGATCGGGGTCGTGCCGTCCGAGGCGAAGCGCATCGGGTACAGGTCGAGGTTGGGGATATAGCCGTTGATCGACGTGTTGATACCGCGCGCCGCGAAGTTCTGGAACGCATCGCCCCAGTTCACGGTGTCGCGGGTCTGCTGGTCGGTCTGCCACAGCTGGCGCTTGTAGCCCGGCCCGATGCCGAGGGCATAGAGCGGGTTGCCTTCGGACATGCCGACGGCGTTGAGCGAGCCGCCGAGCTGCGCCATCACGTCGTAGAGGGGATTCAGGTGATCCCAGCTCAGGGCGGTGGTCGGCAGCGTGAGGCCGCTGTAGTTGTAGTTCGAGTTCTGGTCGGTATCGACCGCGCCATTGGCCAGCGTCGTGATCTTGTTGTTGATCATGCCGATGTTCTGGACGCGGTACCAGTCGCTCCACCAGGTCGTCGCGTACTGCTGCAGGTTCTTCTGCAGGTTGCCGACGGTCTGGGCGGCCTGCCAGTCGAACTGGAGGTCGGTGAGACAGATGATCGGCGTCTCGAACGCCTTCGTCTGCAGGCGATAGTTGCGGGTGATGTAGCCGTAGTTGATCGTGTCGGCGTCCACGTCGCAGCTGTCGGCGGTGCCGTCGCTGAGAACGAGGTTGTCGAGATCAAACGGGTACTCGGTGGGCTGTTCCGCCGTGGTCGTGTTGACCTGCGGGATCAAGCCTTCCATGGGCTCGAACTCGGCGCGGTTGAACAGCGAAATGTAGGGATTCGTGATCCAGACCCAGTTGTAGATCGGCATCTGAAACTGGTTGATGGTCTGGATGAAGAAGTTGTTAACGTCCGTGAGGGACGGGGCTTGAGGCATAGGAGAGGGTGCGCGGGAGCGCGTTGTTGGTTTCTCTATGGACGGCTCGCGCTAAGCGCGGGGTTTCCCGTTCCAGATGGGTGCCTCCCATCACTCGGCTTTAAACTCCAACAACGGGGTAGCCTCACCTCCCCGCAATTTATACGGCTGGGGAGTGTCTGTACTGCCCCAGCCGGAAGGTCAAGTCCGATTCCAAGTCCGCTTCGCAGCCGCCTCGATGCTCTCGTTCTGCGGAGCGGCCGGAGCGGCATCGGCATTGGCTACATTCGGCGCACGACCACCGCGCAGGGCGATGAGTTCGGCGTTCTGGGCGGCGATCAGCGCGTTGCGATCTTTGAGCGCTCTTTCATATGCCGGAATAGCGTGCTCAACCATGTGTTCCAGCGCCACCGCCTTGAGTGCGAGATTGGCCGTCCCCTTTTCGTCGATCTTGCCGAAAGCGTGGGCCTCGGCGCGGGCGCGCAGGCCGTCGATGGACTGGTTGTACTTCGTGGCGGTTTCCTTAGCGGCGGCGTCCATCGTTTCCGTGATCTCCATCTTCTTGAACTTGGGGAGTGCATCGCCCACGACGGATTCGAACGCCTGGCGCTGGGTCTGAGCCGAGCGCTGCTGAAGCTGCTGGTGGACTTCGCCGGCCTTGGAGAGGGCACCCTGTTCTTGCGCGTGAATCTCGCGCGCCTGACGAAGCGACTGCATGACGGTCGAGGCGTCGGCCGGATTCATCTTTTCGGTGAGCGCGGAAACCTCGGCGTTGAAATCCTTCAGCGGCTTGGCGAGTAGGGCAGAAAGCTCGGGCGACTCCTTGCCGTTGTAGGCGATGACTTCCTTCGCGGTGTCGAGCGCCGCCTTCTTGGGGGCCGAATACTGCTTGTGGAAATCGGGATGATTCTGGAGGTCGAGGATCATAAGGCGATCCATGGCGGCCTTCGCCTGCTCCTTGGTCGTGGTCAGTTCGGTGCGTAGGGCCTCGATCTCGACGGTGTTCGAAGCGGTCGCGGGGGCTTTCTTGAGATCGGCGATTTGCTGTTCGAGCGCCGTGGCGCGCGCGCGTTCAGTCTTGGCGATGGCCTTCAGCTCCTTCCAGCCGGCCTTCGCGGCTTCGGTCGCCGGTTCGGCGAGCTTGTCCTCGGGATGCTGGACCTCGACGGGAGCAGCGGCCGGAGCGGGATCAGGCTTCTTCGTGCTTTCGATCACCTCGGGAGCCGGCGCGATGGCCGGCGGTTCAGCTGCAGTCGCGGGCTCGGCGGCGGCCGGCGTGGCGGCCGGAGCCTTCGACGGGTCCGGACCCCAGACCTTGCTGATGTTTTCCTTGATGGCCATCTCCGCCGGGCGCACCGGGGGCACAACCGACTTGGGAGAAGGATTCGGCGCTTTGGGAGCGGCGGCCGGCGCGGCAGCAGCAGGAGAAGGAGCGGCGGGGGCCGCCGGAGGGGCGATGGTTTCGGTGCTCATAAATTATCGGGCCGAGTCAGGGAAGGTTTCTTCCGCCTGAATGGGGCGTTGCTTCGGGTCTTGGGTCTGCAGGAAAAGGGCCGCTTCGAAAAGCTCCCAGCCTTGGATGCGGCAGAGTTGGACGGCGGCGATCTTGTCGCCCAGCGCCGTGGATAATCCCGGAGGGAAAGCATTCGGCTTGCGCATCCTGGCATTCGAAAACGCCTTCCTGAAAACCGGCTTCTCGAAAATCTCCTTCAGCTCCGTCCGCTCCTCAATTGTGAGCGGAACTTCGACAGCCATCTTTGGCCCCTCGAATTTTTTCATTCTCGGCTGCTTGCCCATTGCAGCGGGTTTAGGCTGAACTTTCGACATGGTTTAAGCGGCGGGTGCGGCGATGGAGGATCGAGCTTGGGGATTTCCCTGCTTGTTAGATTGCATGAGAATTCCGCGAGCGACTGACTGGGCTTCACGGAACGGGCCGTTCACTTGCTGGAATTGGGCCTTCATGGTTTCATCCTGAGAAAGATACTGCATATGCTGGCCGGCGTGTTCAAGGGTAATAATGAGCGCCGAGGCTTCCTCGGGACTGACCTGACCCGTGGCGCGGTACTTCTGCGCGACCGGCACGGCGACGGCCAGATGCTCCTGTACGTGTTCGAAGTGCGCGTCTTCCGGGGCGACAGGCAATTCCATGCCCTGACCGAAGCTCGCGTTCTCGATCTTGGCCTCGCGGCGCTGGGCAGGCTGCGACTGTGCGCCTTCCGGCATGAGCGCGTTGCCCGGCTTGACGGCGTTGGAGCCGTAGCGGTTGGCGAGGAAATTCTTGAGGAACCACATGCCGTTGACGCCGGGAAGCTGGCTGAGTGCCATGCCTTCCTTGAACGCCTGCGTGCGCATGGCGGGGCTAGCGAGGCCGGCGTTCGCTCCAGTCGTCACGATCACGTCGATTCCTTCGGTGATAAAAATGATTTCCTCCGGCACGCCGGCCGCTTTGAGGCGCTTCACCCACTTCACGGCATCCTCGCAGGTGTTGCCGCGCGTGCGCAGCCGGCGCACTTCTTCGGCGATCACGTTCTCGCCGTACTGGGCAAGAAAAATGGACGCGGATGCCTGCGTGGCATCGGCCTGCATCGAGGCGAGAATTTCCGCCTGCTTCGCCGTGTCGGTGTCCGCGATGTCGCTTTGCTGCTGGTCGCGGTAGAGGGAGTTGTTCTTGTCGCGATTGCCTTCGAGCAAGCCGATCATCGACGCGGCCTGCTGAATCTGCGGATAAACCGACAGCTGCTTCATGCCGGTCGGGAACACGGTCATCGGACCGTAGTTCTCAATCGGCGGCGCTTCATCCGGAACGTTCTCCTGATCGCGCTGGAAATTGATGCCCAGGCTGAATGTGCCCGCATCCACAAAGCGGGACTTCATGCGATTCACGAGCAGCGAGAAATAGAAATTCTTCACGCCGAATCCCTTGATCGAATGGATCATGGAGTCCGAACCCGTATCGTACCAGACCGGCCCGAGGATTTGACGGAACTTCTCCGCGTAATTTTCGTCCTCGAAAAGAAATTCCTCGATGCCGCCCTGCTGCGTGAAGACCTGCGCGGAGATTGAGCCGTCGAACTTGCGAACGAAAAGCCACACCAGCTGGAGCGGTTGGAACTGCGAGGTGACGTAAATATCGTTGTTCGTGTACATGTCCTGCCAGCGCGTCGCGTCGTAGGGATTCGGCCATGTCGTACCGTCCTTGAACTGGGCGATGGCTTTCTCGACCGCCTTGATGTTCCAGCCTTGGTACTCGCTGCGCTTCTTCGAAGCCTTGTCCTTGACCTTGATGTACAGTTCCGACGGAGACATGTCGGCCACGAGAGCCACGACATCCCATTCGTCGGGATTCATGCGGCCGTTCTTCGGGAAATAGATGCGCTGCACGTTCACGCAGCTCCAGCGCGGGTCCATCTTGTCGCGCCACTGCACGATGCCAGGCCCGAAGTTCACGAAGTTCGACGCGAAATTCATAAACTCAATCTGGTAGGCCGCACCGCGATCCACCAGATAGTCGTCATAGGCTTCGGCCATCGCGACCTGATATTCGTCCACCTTCGGAGAGTTGACCCGAATCGTGAACGCCGCCTTGTGCGGAACGTCGTTCACCATCTTCCAGTACGGAAGGAGCGTGCGGTCGCGCGATGCCTGCGCGTCACCGAAATTCACGTTCGTCTGCCAGCTGGCACCCTGATCCTTGAGCAGCTGCGGGTCGAACGGACGGCCGCCTTCGAGCTGGTTGCGCACCATCGCGAAGGTTTGGCTGCGCTGGGCGTTATCGATGACGAACTTGTTGTAGATTTGCCGGGCCGAGGCCACGTCCTTCACGCGGCGCTGATCCTCGACATCCTGAAAGGATGACGCGGCACCGGCAGACGTGGCAGCCTGCACCTTCTGCTTTGCAGCCGGCGGGGGTGTCGGCTTGGCTGGTGCGCGCTTGGCCACTTAGTTGACGCCGTTGCCGGAGAGAGCCGCGTTGGTCGGGAAGGTCTTCACCTTCGTTTTCCGACCCTGCTTCGGCGTGCAGTCGCAGGTGGTCATGGCGATGTTCGTCTTGAAGCCGGGCTTCATCGTGACCTTGAGCGGGCGGGAGTTTCCGCCGTGAGCCTGATTGGGAGAGATGGGCATTGGAGTGGTGCGGTTAGCCCATGCGCGTGCCGAGGCCGAGGCCCGGACGCTTGAGCAGGTTGACGGGGGATTGCGGAACGAAAGTCGAGACAGGGCCGGCCATGACATCACGAGTGGCCGACGGAGTTACGGGAGCGGGCGTGATCGCGGACTTGTACGAGGAAGCCGCCTTCTTCATGGGTTTCATGGAAATAGCCTATGATTGGTCGGATGCGCGGAGGCAAGGATGGATTAGTCGTGCATCCAGCAGTTGAGCGGGAAAGCGATTTTCCGGTCGTCGGCTTTGATGACTTCCATCGGGACGTTGACCTTGGCGACGCAGGAACAGGCGCAGGCTTGGCAGACGTTCAGGCCATCGAACTTGCGGTCGGCCGGGATCGCCGAATTGAGCATCCTGTAGAACGTGCCGCATTTGCAGCCGGACGCAGGCTGGTTGAGCGGGCAGGCGCGGCAGATGTTGGCACGGCGAAGCGCCTCTTCTTTGGGCACCATCGCGCCGCCGTTTTTGATGAACTCGATGGCGACCTTGCTGAAGGCCAGCATGTCGTTGAGCGTGAGTCGGCGCGGCTGGCTGGGAATGGGAACCCAGTTGTCCTTTTCCTCTTCGGCGCAGGAGTCCTTGTCGAGTCGCGCGCAAATCTGGCGCTGCACTTCGAGCAGGATGCCGTCGAGCCCGTCGGGTTTCAGCCCCTTGTACTGGCGATGGCTCCGCACGCGCTGCGCCAAGTCGATCAGGCTGTCTCCACTGATCAGCAGGCCGGTTTCAATTTGGCGGTACTTGAATCCGCCTGGAGGGGCGGTTTGCGGGTGTTTAAGAAGCGCCATGGGAGAATTCGTTATCGAATCGGGACGATGCTTTTTGCGCAAGGCGTTTTGAGTTTTCGCGACCGCGCTTCGGCGATGACTTAGCCAGCTCGCCCAGCAGGCCCTTGCGCACCATGAGTTCTCCGAACTGACAATAGGAGTCGCCATAGTCAGGGGAACGCCCGAGGCGCTTCTTCATTTCATCCTTCGACTCGACGATCATCACCTTGCGCTCGCCGTCTTGCTTGATGGTGTACCGGCGCGTCGAAAGGTCTTCCGTGGTGAGCGGGCTGCAGTTCGCCAACCCGCACAACATTCCGTCGGCGGCGAGGTAGGACGCGCGGAACCACAATTCGGATACGAAGTATTTCACCTGTTCTTCAGCTGACTTCGAATCGTTGAGTCGCAGGGGACGTTCGGTGGCAGCGCCGCCGTATTCGAGTTTGTGAATCTTCGTGCTCCAACCCTCGTGCAGCAGCGCATAGACAGAGCGACCGTTGCCGGTGGTATCCTGAATGTAGTTCTCCGGCGGAACCCCCGCCTCGACGCAGAGACGTTTCACTTGGTCCGCAATCTGACGATCCTTCAGTGGCTCATTCGGACCTTCCTTCGTCTTGATCTTGTGCTGCTTCGTGGAGCGAATGCAGGGACGGCCATTGCGCAGGCGGCCGAGGAGTCCAAGCGTGAGCACGCAGTCGTCATGCTCGTAAGCGGGATCGAGACTCGCCACAGGCTGCGGCGGGAAATCGAACTCATCGGTTTTCTGGCTCCGCTCAATCGTGGCAGACGGCCACACGCGCGACACCGTTCCGTCCGGCGGGAAAAAGCCGCGAATGTACATCCAGTATTCGAGGCTTCCATCGCCGTACTTGGTCAGGATAAAGTCGATGTACTCCTGCGTGAGAAGGAATGGATGAATCGTTTTGTTCGCCTTGATGTTCGGCGACTGCAGGCCATCGAAGTGGAGGCAAATTCCGCCAGGGGTTTCGGTTTCCCACACGAGGTCCGTGTCGTGAACGCTTCCCCAGCCGCCCTTCGGTTTGCACCAGTTGCCGAAGTCGGAGATTTTCTCGACGGGATTGGAGAGGAGAACGCCCTCGAAGTCGGGAGCGGATGTGGCGTTCGCGAACGCTGAGTAAATACCCGAGGCGACATCTTGAGCTTCGTCCACGAGAATTCTGCGACGGTCGGCATGCTGACCACGAATCTTGCCGGCTGTCTTGTCGGCCGAGTCGGTCGCGACGCCTTGAATCATAAACTTGTCATCGCCGTGGCTCGCCGTGGCGGAGGCGAACTTCATTTCGTTCGACGTGTTCGTGATCTTGAAAAGGTTCTGGATGACGCCCTGCAGCGCCGGATGGTCGATGGACTCGATGGCGCGCATCATGTCGCCCCACATGCGGGTCTTTAGCGCGTCGAACTTCGTCGTCGTCATCGTGGTCGCCGTGTTGTGCGGCGAGCAGAGGTAGTCGAGGAGTGCTAGGTGAGCGAAGAAGTAGGTCTTCGAGGCGCGCGAATGGCCGATGACACAAACGATGCGGTAATTACACCACGCCCAAATCATCATTTCGCACCACTGGTTCCACTGGAACTTCGGCCACACGATCTCGAAGGCTTTGCGCAGATGATATTCGCGCGTCTTGCCGGTCTTGATTCGCTCGCGGTAGCACGCGAGTTCGATGGAGAGGTCATTGACGGTCGGGCCTTCACCCCAGTCGATCCCGTACTTGATGTTCTTTTTGACCGCCTTCTTCGGCGCTGGTTTTTCGGCTACTTCGGGCACTGCGGGAGCATCGAGCCCAAAAAGGGCGTTGACAAGTGCGAAGAACTCGGACCCAAAGTGGGCTCAGATGAAGCTGGTCAACCCAACGGACGATGAACTGAACGCAGCCTTTGCGGTGTCCGTTTGCGGACGCACGCACGTTCCGGCGTTAACCGATCCTGAAAATCCTCATTACGGTTATCGCGAACACTGGGAGAAAGCCGGAGAAGAATTATGGTTTAGGGACAATCAGGACCGTGGTACCCAGATGCCCAATTTCGTTGCCTCCGCAGACGCCGTACTGCCGTGGTTAGAAAAGAGCGTCACCGCCGTCCGTAGAAGCCTTGAAACAGGAAAACAATGGGAGGTCATGGCATGGGGTGATGATATGGTGACGCAATACTGGTTCGACGATTCACTCCCTCGTGCCGCTGTAATCGCACTACTCCGCGCCCACGGCGTCGAACTCATTTTTCAATAATGCACATCGTCACCAACTCCACCCCCATCCGCCACCGCGACGGAATTTTGCAGCCCGGCGAATGGCTGTGTCAGGACCAGAACGCTTTTGAGTTCGCGCTGATGGCGGAGAGGGGGACGGTGAAGATTACGCCGTGGAGTTTCTATGGAGACAGGCGCGGAATGCGATTCACTGCTGAAGGCGAGGTGGGCGACCGCGTTTCCCTGCCGCGCTCCATCCTCCTTATCCGCTCCGGCGCAATCGGCGACCTATTGCTCCTGACGCCCGCTATCCGTGCCTTGCGCGCGAAGCATCCGAAGGCGATGATCTGGCTCTCCTGCTTCAAAAAGCACTGGGATATTTTCGCGCAGGGCGACACTCACTTCGTCGAGTATCCGGTTCCAGCTTCCGAACTCGCCCAATTCGATCTGATTACCCCCCTCGAAAACGTCATTGAAATTGCCACCGAAAAAGGCATCCACGCGACCGATGCGTTTGCCGAGGCGCTTGGCGTGACGGTGACGGATTACAAGCCGGTGTATCGCATCACCGATGAAGAGTACGTGTGGAGAGAGTCGAACTTGGGAAATACGCTCAAACCCCGCGTCGGCATCCAACTCCACGCCTCCGCCCAAATCCGCAACTACCCGATGGCACAGTGGAACGCGGTTCTTCAGATGCTCGTCCAGCGCGGCTGGGAGGTCATGCTACTGGGCAACAACGTGGCGATGCAGGGCGCGCCGAAGGAGATAAAGGATTGCTCGAAGCTCTCCTTCCGTGAAGCCGCCGCCGTTCTCGCAACCTGCGACGTTTTCTGCGGCGTCGATTCCTCGTTTTTCAACCTGTGTCCCGCGCTCGGCGTTCCGGCAATCGGGCTTTTCGGTCCTGTCGATTGGCGCACCAGGATCAAGGAAGGCTCGGGTCAGCGCGCGCTGGTGGGCAACGGCTGCGAGCCGTGTGGCTGGTTTGCGTCGAAGGTCGGCGTCCAGTTTCCGCCGCTTGGGCCGTGCGCGAAAGAGAAACAGTGCGTGCTGCTGGAGTCGATAAAGCCGGAATACATCGTGAGCAAAATCGAACAGGCTGCATTAAAATGAGAATCCGAATCACCGCCGCCAACCAGAAGCTCGTGAACCAGAGTCGCGGGAAGAACTTGTCTGCGAACGCCGAGGTCAACCGCGTGCTTGCGGAACACTACAGCAAGCCGCAAAACATCACGATAACGACCGAGGCGCTGCAAAGTCTGCTCGGAAAGACGAATGCGCGCCGCTTCCTTCGCACCGAATGACCCACTCCGACACAACGATCAGCGTCATCTGTCACACGGCACTTGAAGAGTGCAAGCGGACGCTGCGCACGGTGCTCGACAGCCGCGAGGGCGCGAAGCTGATCCTGACTTCCAATGGCAACCCCGACGCGGCCGAATACTTTGAAACGCTCGCCCGCCAGCGCGAGGGAATCGAAGTCGTCGTGAACACTCAGAATCTCGGATTCATCGCCCCATCGAACTCGGCCTTCATGGAGTGCGAGACGGAGTTCTTTGTGCTTTTAAATGACGACGCCATCCCGCCGGCCAACTGGCTCGACCGCCTCAAGTCCGCATTCATCGACAAGGTGGCGATTGCTGGGCCTGGAGCCCGCTGGCTGAACCACGACTTTATCGGCCGCAAGTGGCGCGCGGGAATGCCGATGGAGCCCGACTTCATCGAAGGCTCGTGCATGATGATTCGTTGCTCGGCGCTGCGCGAGAATCGCGAGCCGTTGTTTTGGCCGGAGCTGAAGCTGGCTTACTGCGAGGATGCTGACCTTTGCCTTCGCGTTCGCAAAATCGGCTACGAGATCGCCGTTACCGATTTCCCGCTCCAGCACAAGGCTGGCACCACGACGCGCGCGGTTCCGTTCCTACACGACACGATGAAGGAGAACTTTGCGAAGTGCGCGCAGAAGTGGCGCAGCTATCTCAAGACCCGTAATTTCGAATGAGCCGGTTACCCGAAACACCAGAGGAAGTTCAGGAGCTAAAAAGCTGGCTGATTTGCTTGGCATTCTCGCTTGGCACGGGATTCATGTGCGACGCGAAGGGAGCTGATTGGCCGATACTTTATCTGCTCTATATTCTCATGTACCGAACCCGAAAATTGGATAAATGAAGCTCACCGTTTTCACCCCCACCTGCGACCGCCCCGAGGCGTTTGCGTTCTGCGAAAAATGGATGGCCGCGCAGACGCGCAAGCCTGACCAATGGATCGTTGTCGATGACTCCGAGAAACCACTGAAGCTCACGATGGGCCAGCAGTTCTACCATCGCCCCGAGTTTCGCGGTAAGGGAAGCATGGTCAAAAAGCTGCGCATGATCCTTGAGTCCGGCACGGTCACGGGCGACGTGCTGGTCTTCATAGAGGATGATGACCTGTACTCCAAAGATTACCTCGCATGGATCGAAAAATCAATCGGCACCAACCACCTGATCGGTGAAGGAAGAAACCTCTACTACAACGTGCGCAACCGCTGGTGGTTCGACCACGGTAACATGCAACACGCCAGCCTGTGCGCGACGGCTGTTGCTCGCCCAGCCTTCCCACTGCTGCTGCAGGAAGCGCAGAACACCGAAGACCCATTCATCGACTCGCGCCTGTGGCGGAACTGTCGCGGAAAGAAGCAGGTATTCGATCCGCAGGCACTCGGTCGCCGTCTCACCGTCGGAATCAAGGCGATGCCAGGATTGCGCGGATACGGCTCCGGTCACGACACCGACTCGGGCTGGGCGATTCGCGATCCCGAGCTGAAGAAGCTGCGCGAGCTGATTGGCGACCGCGCCGAGGAATATGCCAAGTTCTACGACACCACGACGCCTGCGGTGGTCGGCCCCTCGGTCGAAGTCCACATCGTCGCCTTTAACGAGGAGTTGATTCTCCCGTACACGCTGCGTCACTACAAGACGTTCGCCTCGCGCATCGTCATCCACGACGGAGGCAGCACGGATCGCACGAAGGAAATCGCGAAGGCGGCCGGCGCTGAAGTCCACGACTGGGACACGGCCGGAAAGATCAACGATGAACTCCTGCGCATCCTGAAAGAAACCTGCTGGGTGGGCACGAAATGTGACTTCGCCATCGTGGTCGATGCGGACGAATTTGTTCACATGCCGGAAGGCGCTTCGCACACGTTGTCCGCCTACTTTAAAGCCAAGGTTCCCGTCATCAAGTGCAAGGGCTTCGAGATGGAGTCGCCCGAACTGCCCAAAACGGACGGCCAGATTTACGATGAGATCAACCACGGCGCTCCCGATGACCGCTGGTACGGCAAGCCGTGCATCCTGCAGCCCCGCCTGCTCAAGAGCATCCACTTCACGCATGGCGCGCACGAGGCGAACGCGGAGCTGCTGAGCGGCGCGCGGTTCATTCCTCGCAGTGCGACGCTGCCCGAGGCGAAGCTCCTCCACTATCACCATATCGGCTCTGTCGAACGCATCGGCGCTCGCTACGACGGGAATAAATCCCGCTTCTCCGAGGAAAACAAAAAACACGGCTGGGGCTGGTCCGGCGACGGACTCGTTCACGCCAAACAAAAGCGCGCCAAAATTCTCGCGCAAAGGATGAAGGTTTTATGACATTAAAAGAACTGATCAAAAAGCTGGAGGGTAAGCCAAATCAGAATGCCGAGGTCTGCTTCGTGGTCTACGAAGAAAAGAGCGGCGACATGGTGTGCTGTGATCTCTCCGGCCCGCAAACAACCGCCGTGATGAAGGCGCTCGCAAAAAAATGAAAGCACTAATCTGCGGCGGAGCAGGCTTCGTCGGACAGCATTTGGCCCAGCGCCTCGAAAGCGAAGGTCACTCCTATCGCATCTACGACAAGGTGATGCCGCATCAGGGCGGCGGGGTTTGCGCCGACATTCAGGATGTCGAACTGCTCACGTCCTACATGCGCGGAAGCGACATCGTTTTCCACCTGGCATCGAACGCCGACATTGCTAAGGCAGCGACCGACCCGACCATCGACTTCATCGAAGGCACGCAGCTGACGCAGAAGATTCTGGAGGCGATGCGCCTCTCCGGCGTGAAGCGGTTGGTCTACTTCTCTGGGTCCGGCGTATACGGCGAAAGCGCGACGACTGTATTCCGCGAGGATCACGGCCCACTCATGCCGATCTCGCCCTACGGTGCTTCGAAACTGGCGAGCGAGGCCATGATTTGCGCCTACTGCCACATGTTCGGGATCGAGGCGCGCGTGATGCGGCCGGCCAATATCGTCGGCCCGAGGCAGACCCACGGCGTCGGATACGACTTCCTTCGCCGCCTGCGCGATGACCCGACTCGCCTGCGCGTGCTTGGTGACGGCTTCCAGACCAAGAGCTACGTCCACATCTACGACGTGCTGGATGCGGTGTGGCTTCTGCTCAACAATCCGAATCCGCCGCGCTACTCGGTCTTCAACGTCGCCACGCAGGACGGCATCACCGTGCGCGACATCGCCTCCATGGCCGTCGGCGTTATGGGTATCAAGGGATGTGAAATCCAATTTGGCACCGATGATCGCGGCTGGAACGGCGATGTTCCCCGGATCAGTTTCGACTGCACGCGCCTGCACAATCTCGGCTGGAGGCCGACCTGTAATTCCGCAGAGGCCGTTATGATGTCCCTCGTCGCAATGCACCAATCCTATGAAAACCTACCCTGATCGCGAAGCCATGATTTCCGACCTGCTGAAGCCCGGCATGGTCGGCGCTGAAGTCGGTGTTTACCGAGGCGGATTCTCCCACAAGATCGCCAACTGTGGCGTCGCCCACCTCTACTGCATCGACGCCTGGACGCAGTACAAGGAGTATGCGAAGGACTCGCTCTGTGCCACCAATCAGGACGACAACATGGAGGCAACCAAGCACGAGATGGCGAAGTTCATCAACTCCGGCCGCTGCACCGTCATCAAGGGGTTCTCGGCGGCGGTGGCACGCGAATGGGCGACGCCGATGGATTTCCTCTTCCTCGATTCCATCCACACGAAGCCGTTCGTCGCCGAAGACCTTTCGCTCTGGTCGCCACATATCAAGCCCGGCGGCATCATCATGTGCCACGACTTCACCGACCGGCCGGCGGCGCTGGCCATGGACTTCGGCGTGATCCCCGCCGTGACCGAATTCTGCGAGGCGAACGGCTGGGAAATCTTCGTCATCACGCAGGAGCCGGACTGGCCGAGCTGTGCGATTCGCCGGAAATGAAAACGGCGCTCGTCACCGGAGCCAGTCGCGGGCTCGGATTCGAGATCGCGAAGCAGTTGGCCGAACGCGGCTATCGCGTGCTCACGCCCACGCGCGCGGAACTGGATTTGGCTGATCCTGATTCACTTCGCTGCTGGGCTCCCGATTGCACCGGCCTTGATGTGCTCGTGAACAACGCCGCCGTACTTGGAAAATCGCTAGAAGAGGCGATGCAGGTTAACGCTTTCAGCGCCTACAATTTGACCCGTCATCTGTGGTTCCTTCTAAGCGCTCGATCCGGCCGCGTAGTAAACATTTCCTCGCGCGAGGGCCTTTCAACCCAGTTCGGGTTCCGGTACTACTCGGCCTCCAAGACCACGCTGAATGCCATTACCCGAATGCTTTCCTGCAACACGGCTGGCATCACCGTCAACGCCTGCTGCCCCGGATGGTTTCGATCTCGTCTTGGCGGGGATCATGCGGAGCGTTCGCCTGCTGAAGCGGCCGATACTCCGGTCTGGCTGGCGACCGAAGCAAGTCCGTCACTGAACGGAAAATTCTTCATCAACCGCGAGGTCGTCCCATGGTGATACCAAAAATAATTCACTTCGTTTACTGCGGCGGGGCCATCCCCGTTGAAATGCTCGCCATGATGGCGACGGTCACGGACAAAAACCCGACCTTTATCAGCAAGCTCTGGGACAATGACACGATGGCCATGGAGGGCTGGGACTACGACGAACTCCTTGCCCGATTCAAGGCACCCGTCCACGTCAGCGATTATGTCCGTCTTCTCGTTATCCAGAAATACGGCGGAATCTACGTTGACTGCGACGTGGAGTGCATCCGCCCGATCACTTCCCTCCTGCAGCACGAGGCTTTCGCGGCCCCCCAGGATGGGACCGGCCAGCTTTGCCCGGCGGTGTTCGGAGCCGTTCCGAATCATCCGTGGATCAACTGGCAGATCGAGCACGCCGACGAATACTCGAAGCCGGACCAGCCTTGGAACGTCACGCTGATGACCGATGCACCGCGCGAGGGAGTCACGCTATGCCCGACACGCTGGTTCTATCCTTTCCTCTGGGACGTTCCGAAAGCTGATCGAACCGTGGCTGAAGACACCATGCTCATTCACCACTGGAAGGGCTCTTGGGCTCCTTGGGTGATACGGGAGCGGTGACGGGTACATCGGGGATTGGCGACGCTTTGCTTTTCTTCTTCCCGTAGGTCTGAAGACCCTCGCCAAGCATGGCCAGCAGTCCGAGGGCCACGCCGTCCGGCAAGTCCTGTTCTTCGAGCGCCTGATACACGTCCATATAGGTCAGGGGGGCGGAGAGGTTGAGCGCCTGATTGGCAATATCGGCCTTGTTTCCGGCGAGGTCAGTGCCGTTGAAAAGATTCACGATGGCACCGGGCACCGGATGTAGCTTGGAGCGGGCGAAGTTCGCAGCCACGTCACTCCATTTGTCGCCGCCGTAGGGAACGTGCGGACCGCGAATATCGACCACCTGGCCCTTCGTGTTGGCCTTTTCCCCGCTGGCCGTTCGTGCGCCGAAAACGATCATCTGGGAAAGTCCGGCGAGCGGGTCAAGTCGGGTATCGCCAATCTTGATCTTGCCGAAATCGGTCGAGCGCGGATCGGTCCCGATCTTCGCCTTCTTCTTTTCGTCGTCGATCATCGTGTTGCGAAGTTCCCAAGCGCCGTAATAGGCGGCCATGGCAATGAGCGCGCGGGCGTACTCCTTCGCGATGATCTTGCGCGTGCGCGGCGTGCCACCCCACATCGAATGTCCGACAAGCAGCTGCAGGCGGCTCGCGAAATAGCGCGGCGAGAACATGATTCGGCCAAGCGGAACGGCGGCCGGTTCGAGTGCGCCGAGCGTGCCGCGACCCGTCGATTCGTTCACGAACTTTGCCAGCTGCCTATCCTCGGCGGCGGTGAGTCCGCCCACATCGCGCATGGAGCGCCACAGGTCGAAGCGCAGCCTGTTCAGGTACGCCTCGGCAGACTGGTTGAAGGCGCGGACCAGACGGCCAACAACCGGAACCTTTTCAGCCAATTGGGCGGCCATCAAAATTTCTTCCTGCTTGTTGAGCGACTGGCCCTTCTCAAGCAGGTGGAGTTTGGCAGCCTTGGCGGCGGCGTAGTCGGGGTGATTCAGCACCTCCAGGTTGAGAGCGTGCGCGGCCTCGGGATTGGCCAGCAGAGCCTTCAGCGCCGTCGGGAGCGTGCGCGCCGACATGATCGGATGGGAGAGAGCTGCCATCTTGCCTTGGCGTAGGATGAAGCTCAGTTCGCCCGTCGTCATAATCGTGCGGGCCATGTCGTAGAAGCCGATGCCCTGTTCCTTGGCCTTCTGCAGATTCGAAAGGCTGTTGTAGCGGTCGCGTTCGAGTGCGGCGGCGTACTCTTCTTTGGCGGCGTCCAGCTTGGCCTGCAAGGCGTTCGCTTCGGCGTCCTTTGAAAATTCGATGCGCTGGCGGCGCGAGAAGTCGCTCTCATGCACGCGGCGTTCAAGATCGGTGATGCGATTGGTCGTGCGGGTTTTGAAGGATTTGAGGGCCGTGTCCTCTCGCTTGGCCGCTTCCGCCGCATCAACCTCGGATTTCGCCTTATCAAAAATCGCCTGCAGGTGCGGCTTCACGCGCTCGCCGAATTCCTTGACCATGTTCTCCGACCAAGTGGCAAAGTTGTCCACCCCGCGCGCGATGTAGTCAGCGCCGACGATGGCGTGGTCCGCGATGTCAGCCGGATCGAGGCCGGACTGGGAACGGCCTTCAGCCATGCGGGCCTTGATGCGTGCGCGAGCTTCATTGGCTCGCTCCCCGATGTAGCTGACGACCACCTTCCGGATGGCGCGAGTGCCGGCCTGTGCCTTCTGCGCGGATTCGGCCTTGGCCACGTATTCGTCGAACGCTTTCTGGGTTTCGGCGATCTTTTTGTGGAGCGACTGGACTTCCGACATCTGCTCCGGAGTGAGCGGACGGCCATCGTTGATGGCGCGGCGAGTCGTGACCATGCGAGCCAGAGAAAAATCTTCGTTCTGCATCACGCGGCGCGCGCGAAGGCCACGGGCGGTTTCGGTTCCGGCGAGTTTTCCGGCCTCGTAGGTGTCCAATAGGTCATTGCTCAGGCGGTCGCGCTCGACGCCCAGTTCAGCGACCTTCGCGGTATCACCCGCTTCCTGCGCTTTGATGATGGAGTCCGCCACCTGATCGAATCGGGTCTGCAGCTCGATCTGCTGGTGACGAATGAGCGCCGTCTCGACATCGTTGATAGCGCGCGGGTCGTTTTTCAGTTCATCGACAAGCATAGCAGAGGCAGACGGATTTTCGTCCAGGCGCTTCGTGGCGGCCTCCCATGCCTCCGGATCGGAGCGAGCTTCGACTTCCATGGCAGGCTCAAGACCGCGCTTCACGCGCTCCTGATCTACAACGGCGTTCATCACGGCGGTTGCGCCTTCCTTCGGCGCTTCAAAATCGCGCTCCAGTTTAGGGCGCTCAAGTTCCTCGGTGATGGCCTTCGCCTCGGGAGTTTCCGGCGCAGGAACTTCGAACTCCTTGGCGATCTCGACCGGCTTCGCAGCCTCCACCGTCGGCGGCATTCCGCCATGCCGGTTTTTGATGTCCTCGGACTTTTGCCAGAGGGCATTGAACTCGTCAGTTCCCACCTTGTCGTATCCCATTTCCTTCATCTGGCCCTGCAGTCGGTCGTACTCAACACGGTCGGCGGCGATCTTCGCCGCGTCGGTTTCAACCGGCGGGCGTCCGGCGGCCACGACGGGAGCTTCCTCCGCCGCCTTGGCTGCGTCCAGCATCGGATGATCCGTTTTTTGTGCCAGTTCTTCAATGGGGCGCTGGGTGACATCGGCCCGATTTTGAATTGCTTCATCAACTGCGCGTGGATTCACGGCCCCGCGTCGCCCAATCGAGGGCTCAAGCACGGTGGCCGAGTGCCCAGCCAGCAACGCGAACGCGCCCTGAGCGAGAGTATCGACGACATCGGTGACCTTTTCCTGCGTGCTCACTTCCGGACGCGTGAGATCGACAGACGCCTTTCCAGCCGCCTCGCCAGCGCCCTTGGCCATCTGCGCGGCGAATGCAGCCTTGATGGCGGTCAGCCCAGACTGAGCAGATTGTGCGGCCGGTCCGGAGCCGCCAGCCAGCTTGGTCAGTGCACCGAAAAGACCTAGCGTGCCCAGATTGAGCGGGGAAGTAAAGCTGCTGATGAGCGGGCCAACCGCATTGTAGACGCCAGCCTGAATCTGCCTTGTCGGAGTATTTGGCGCGGCAGGAACCTCGCCAGCGTAGCCCTCCGTTTCGCCAAAGCCGATGATGGGCTTGTTGGCCTTTTCCCAGTTGTCCGTAAGTGTTTTCTTCGTCTCCTCCGTGAAGTGGTCCTTGAATCCATCGAGCAGCATTCCAAGCCGGCCAGACGCATCGGAATTCCTCCACTTGGCCGCTTTGTCCACCGCGTCGTTGACGACGGCGTACTGCTCTTTCTTGGGCGGAGCATCAAATTCAGCCACGAGATCAACCGGATCAGGCGCGGCGACCTTGTTGGGAGCCTCAAATTCAGCCGTCAAATCGACAGGCATGGCTACTTCCCCTTTCGCTTGAATCCGAGTTTCTCCAGAGTTGCACGCGCCTCGTCAGCGGAAATCACGCCGTCGTTCACCATCTGCTGCATGGCGGAAAGCACGTCTTCCGGCTTCTTGACGGACGGCGAAAATGACGGGGCTTCACCCGGTTGGGCCGGAGGCTCGTACAACTTCGGCGATTCTTCGCGCGCCGGGGTGTCTTCCGCGCCGGGAACTTTGAATTCGACCGGAGGCGGCGGTTCAGCCGTGGCGGCTTCGGCGGCAGCGCGGTATTCGGCCGCGTGCTTGCGATAGACGGCGGCATTGGCGTCGTCGCCAGCGGCAGCGGCCTTTGCGGCATCCTTGTCCGCCTGGATGGCCGATTGCTGCAGGCCCTTTACCTTCGTGAGCGTGACGCGCGCGGCGCGGTTCTCATCGGAGATGGCAGCACGGGTGGCATCGCTGGCGGCGCGGGCCTTGGCGGTGGTTTCAGCCACCGTTTCCCGGCTTCCAGCGGTCGTTTCGGCGACGGCCTGACGGGAACCAGCGCCGATCTTCGCAACCTCAATCGCGCGCTCGTAGCCGAGTTGTGAAGCCTCCAGCTGTTGATCCATGTGGGCGTCGGCGATGGCAGAGCCGTGGGCTTTCAGGCGCTCATCGTTGAGCGTGTCGATGAACCCCTTGTACTCGGTGATAAGCGACATCCACTGGTATTTCGCCTGAAGACCCGCTAGTTCGCGCGCCTTCGTGTCGAAGTCAGCCAGCTGCATCACGTCCAGAAATTCGTCGTTGGCGGTCTTGGACACCGCCGCCGCCTGACCGCGCAGATGCTCCATGCGGGCGTTGTTGGCGATGGACGCCACGGCGCTGATTTGGTCGGCCTGCGCCTTTGCGCGAACGACCGGCATCAAGGCTTCGCGCTGCGCGATCTCCTGCGCACGCAACTGCTCCATCTGCTGCGATTGGCGCAGATTCGAGGCGCGCTGCATCATGCTCTGCTGGGCCTCGACGCCTTTATCGAAGGAGTCGAAAGCGCCGACGCCAGCTGGACTGAAAGTGGCTTCGGCCATTGTCAGGTCATCCCGTTGGGATCGGGCGAGGTAACGAGATTTCCGCCCTTACCGTCGGCGGTCGCGGCACCATAAAGGCTGCCCGCGCTCTTGATGATCGAATCCCAAGTTTGTCCATTGTTGAAGTTGTTCGCCGCCGCAGTCGCATTATTCGAAGCCTGCTGATTCGACTGGTTGCCGGCCGCCACTTGAGCCTGCTGGGCTGGCGTGACGTAGAACGACATCGGGGAAAGTGGATTCACCTTCGGAGCGATGGATGCGAGCAAGCCCGTGATGCCCTGCGCCGACTGAATCCGGCTCTGGCCGTACTGAAGGCTGTTGACGCCGAAATCGCGGAGCAGGGAGAAATCGTTGAACTCGCCTTTCGTTCCGGCGGAGATGCCGCGCTCGGCGGCAAGGCGGGCAATGTTCGCCTCCACATCCTTCGGCACGCCGTAGGGATCGGCCAGCTGGTCCTGCGCCGTCTTCGTCAGGCTCTTGGAAAGTTCGCCGTAGCCCGGCATCGCCTTTTCCATGAGCGCGATGTTCTGGTCCTGATTGAAAGTGTTCGCGCGCGAGATCAGCGATTCGATGTCGCCTTCGTTCGCGATGTTTCCAGCGATGGACTTCTTCGCCTCGGCATTCAGGTCGATGGGCGCGGCGAGCTGCGCGGCTTTGGCCTTCGGCTTGAGAAGTTGTCCACCAACGGCGACGGCGGCGGAACCCACGGCGACCCATGAATAGTGGCGCAACGAACGCTGCTCCGCTTCATCAAACGAGCGGCGGCGACGGGAGATGATGAAATCGTGGTTCATTTCAAAGGATGCTGGCGGCCCCCATCCAGAAGCGGGTTGACATGCGGCACAGTGAACATGGCCATGAGTTTTTCAGGGTCCGTCTCGTTGGTCGGGTTCGCATGGATGCACGTCCAGATCGTCGGCGCGTGCGTCATACCTAGTCGGCGCGTGCCAGGCTGAGACTCGAAAACTTCGTGACCGACGATGCGACGAACGGAGCCGTCTTCTTCGTTCGCCACAGAGATGTCGCCGCACACGATGTTCAGGCACTTGCCCGAATGGGTGCGGCCGGTCAGCATTGAGCCGGCCGGAATTCGAATCTCGCGACCGTACAGACCCGGCGAAAAATGGTGAAAGGTATCGAACTCACGAGGAGGCATGGACGCGACAGCGGCCTCAAGCTCATCGAAACGCGAAGGTGTGGTGACGGCGTTCATCAGTCCTTGATGAGTTGAAAAAGGTAGCGAGTTTGCTGGCGAACATCCACCGGATCGCTGCCACCTTTCGGACCAGTTTGAGAAGCGGCGATGGTTCGCGTTCCGATGCTGGCCGTGGCGGCGGTGATTACGAAATTACCAGCGTCGCCGTTGTCCGCATCCGAACCCGTGAGCACGATGTCCTCGTGCGTGTGCTCGGGCATCTGATCTTCAGTGAGCGTGACCTCATCGGCACCGGCGTCCGTCTCGGCATCGCTGCCATCGGCGGCAGCACCGGCGGGGACTTTCCCAATGCCATCGGTGTAGTGCGACCAGCCCGGATTCTGGTCTAGCACCGTGGCGAGCGATGTGCCTGAAACGAATTTGATGTCACCAGGGGAGCCATCGACCGTGTGCCACGAGCCGTCGTAGTAGATCAGCGCCACCTTGATCGAGGTGTCGAAAAATTGCGTGCCTTCGGTCGGCGATGAAGGCCGCGCGCCGCCGGAGGGAATCACGTTCGGAATCGGAATCCAGTCGGAGCCGTCCCAACCGTACCAGCCCACCGGATTTCCGCCGCCATCGACTTTGAACCATGCGAGGCCGCGATTTTCGGGAGCGGGTTCGGCGGTTCCGTAGGCCACGCCGCTGAAATCTTCACCGCCCGTGATCAGCATGTACGCCGCGATCAGGTTCAGCAACCCCTGAGGCGTTCCGGGGAACTCCGTCCCGCTCGGCAGGGTCAACGCTTCGTTTTGGAGAATCAGGGCCATGTCGGAGTCGTAAGTGGTTGCGCGCTCGGGAGCAAGTTTTAGTTACGGGCAGGAGTCTCCACAATCGAGGCGCGCTGGACAGGAAAGGCCGCTCTGATACAGTGCTTGCATTGGATTGGCGGAAAGTCCGGGGGACGAAATAACTGCAGACGCGCTGGTGATCAGCGTAGGGCCGGGGGACTCCTCATCGCTCACATCGAACGAGATCAGGAATTTTCCGGTATAAGGCAACGCCGCCGTGACCGCGGTTCCGCTGGCCCCGCCAATGTCCGAGGCCGAGAACAGGAAGTTTCCGGCGTAGTCGTAAACCGAAATCAGGCCACCGCAGTCGAGTCCGACGCCACCGCTCACTGACCAGTCCATCGTAACAACTTCGTCCTTGGTGCCGTTGATCGAAATCCATCCAGCGACACCCGTGACATCACCATCCGGAATATCGTTGGTCGTTCCGAGCGTGATATTACCCAGTCCGCCCACCGCGCTATTGGTGTAATGGGTTCCGTAGAGAAGGCTGTAGAACAGGCAGCTCGCCACACGCTCGGTGATGATCGCTGCCGCCTCGGCGCAGTCGGCATAAAATAAACCAGTGCTCTCAATGAGTGGCGGGAGGTGCATCTTCGGGCACGCCTCCAACTGCCGCGTGGTACCGGAATCGTCCCACAGACCAATCACCGGATTCACCACGAAAGACGTGCTCGTTGTGATCGTGAAAGTGCCGGCCGCCGGACCGACCAGCCCCGGACCCGTCGCCAGAACTTCGATGGTGTAAGTTCCAGCATCGAGCGACGGTGCGACGAACGGACTGACCGACCCGCTGTGATTGTAGACCGTGTTTCCGTCGATATCCTTGATCACAACGGTCGCCCCGGTCGTCTCCGCATTATCCAGCGTGAAAGCAAACGTCATCACCGTCGCATCCGGAATCGTGAGCGAAGCGTACATCGAAACGTTGTCCAAATCAGGGGCCGTGCCCTGAAGTACAAGCTGGTTCGGGGTGTCGTTATTGACGTCGAAACTTGCGAGTGCCGAATTGTTGCTCGAAACACCATACCCGATGCAGTTGTTCGACCGCGCGGCCAAAAGATTGAACGCCGCAATGTAGCTTCCGAAAAGTCCGCCGCTCTCAAGCTGGGAAGGAACGAAAAGGGCGCAGCCAGCGGCACTGCAATTTCCAACCGTCAGCGTCACTTCGTCCGAGATCACGTTGCCGTCAGGATTGCGAACGCGGCAACGGTAGAGGTAGGTGTTCATGTCCGTTGCGACCGGATCAATCGTGAGCGAGCTGGTGTTCACGCCAGAATAGATTCCGCCGTCCACCAACTCAGTCCAGACCATGCCGCCGTCGATGGAAACAAACCAGTCGTATTCGAGCGGGCCGTGAACGGCAGTGAGGCTGAAGCTGGCCGATTCTCCATCTTCGGCGCACACCGATTCAGGCTGCACGGTGATTTCAGGAATCACGGTCGCAGATTCATCAAGAGTGAACTCGAAATTCCCATTCTCGATCACCACAAGCGCGCCGCCGGGACAAGGAATGGCCGAATTCCAAGTGATCGTGAAGGTGCCCGTGTCTCCCGGAGCGATGTCAGCGGCGGGCTGACCAGTGACCGTGAAAGCGCCTTCGCATCCGATGATGATAACCCTGAGATGTCGCAGGTGAAAACCGCTCGTGTTCGGGAACGTGAAAACGCGCGGACCGGAGCCGCCAGTTCCAACGCTCAACCGGGACCGGCTTCTCACTCGCGTCGTGATGTCAAAATACAGGATGAACGGCGGGCAGTTTCCGCCAGGAAGAACGTACTCGACGTTGTTTCCGCTCACGTCGTTTTCCACGCAGGCGACATCGAAGCCCGTGCGGTCGGCGTAATCCGGATCGTCCTGCATTTTTGCCATCAGCATCATGCGGTGAATGCGGCAGCGGCCGCTCCAGACGAGCCTCACCTGAAACTCGAATCCATTGTCGGCGGCGTACCCGACCAGCTGATTGATCGTGTCGGGAATCGTGAAGGTCTTGAATTGCGGGCGTTCCTGCGTGAGCAGGTTCTTCCAGACGTGCGGCGTGGACGTAGATGGATCAGAAGTCGTGGCGCATGTCGTCGCCTCGTCCCACTTCAGCCATTTCTGGGAGTTGTCGGAACGCCAGTAGACCGAAAGATCGACCTCGCCATCGACAGACGACAGCCAAACGTCGCAGCGCGTGAGCAGCTTGCGGTGCTTGCTGTCGCCAAAGTTTCGGCGCGGATATTCGATGAAGCAGGTGATCGGCTCTTCGACGCGCTGAACTTCATCTTCCTCACACAGCAGGATAGCATCCGCGCGGTCGCCGGTTCCGAATTCCCACAGTTCGTTCACGCCTTCATCGGTCGTGACAATAGCGAAGGCGCGATTCTTGCCTCGGAACTCACCGCCCATCAGCTTAACGAAATTCAGGCCGTTCCATTTTCCGTCGTAGGCCGGCTGGCTCTTTCCGCCCATGCTGGACAAAGGAGCGAAATCGAGTGGTATTATATTCTTCCAGCCCACGCCGCCGTTCGGCAGAAGGTACGGGCTGCTCGTCATAAGCATCCGGTTGTCGAAGTAGACGCCCGAGCAGAACGGAAGGAGTTGCTGGCTGTCGTAGTCGGTGAGCCTCGAAACCTCGCGAGAGATCGGCGCTGAACCCGGACCAGCCTCGTCCGCGAGCGCATTGCGGATCGAGCGAATGCCCCCGTTGCTATCGCGCCAGTAAAGGTCTTGGTTCACCGAAACGATGGGCCACTGGCCGGATGAACCGACCGACCGAAGCAGCGCCGTGACGAATCCTGGCATCCGGCCCCAGTCGTCTCTCGAAGTGATGTCGGCGCGGATGGCGTTCGTCTCGCGCGCGCCGAAAACCAGTAGCACGCCGTAATCAGACTGGCCAGTGACCGGAATGAAACTCATGCCAGTCGTCGGGCTCGGGAAGTAGAGCTTGCCGCCGCCAGTCAGGTATGTGCTTTCGGTGAAGAGGAGTTCGCTGCCAGCGGCATTGGTGCGGATGTCGCCCGCCACGACGTTGTTCGCATCGACCGTGACCCAGAGCCGGCCGTTGCCGTAGGCCATCTGTTTGCCACGCGGAACTTCACCCGTCACCGCGCGCCTTGTCGATGAACCGTTGTAGAGGATCGCGTTCGATTGTCCGTCTTGGATCACCAGCGTCTCCACGGTCTGCGTCATCCAGACCTGCTTGATGATCGGCGAATTGTCGAAGCTCAAGTTGATCGACTCGCAGGCAAAATTGTTGCTGTTGATGCGAATCTTGTAGAGCAGGCCGGCAACCGAGATGACCAGCATGCCGCCTTGAACACCGAAATACTCGCCGCCTTGGACGAGGCCCGGCGGAAGCGTCATTCTCTGCACCATGTTGGGCCGCGTAGACGGCTTTCCGCCGCGCACGTCGATGTTCATTCCCCACGACGCCTGATTCGGCGGAAGCAATTCGGGAGCCAGCGCGGACGAAACGCCTGCTTCAAGCGTTTCGAACAAAAGCTGAGCCCAAGTGGATGCCATGACCGTCAGTAGGGCCAGCGCATCATTACGTCAAGCCGGTTGGTCCTGCACCTGACACCAGTATTCTACGCGGCCGGTCGAAGTGACGGGGATGCCGTTCAGCCAAAACGTGAATCCGTTGACCGTGATCGAGTCATCCTGCGGGGCGGCGAAGAAGATGCCATCGGAGTCGGTCGCCATGAAGTGCTGAAGCCTGATCTTCGGGATCGCGCTCATGGCACGCGTGAAAACGACGGGGTAGGACTGCTGGCCGGCGACCAGTGCGATGCTTCCCACCTGAAGCGTCTTTCCGGTCGGGGCCATCGTGAAATCGGACACGCTGGCGTAGGCGGCGCTTCCGAGCGCGGGCAGACCGCTCAGGTCGGAGTAGCGGCCCGTGTAGGCGACGCGGGCGAGTCCGGCGCGCGGTTGGAGTGCCGCAAGCGCGGCGGCCAAACCCTGAACGTCAGCGATAGTTATTGTGCCATCAGGTCCACTCAGGAAGGCGGGCTTGTCGTACACCCCGCTCCACGGCACCGACGGAGCCCAGCGCGCTTGGCGAATCTGTCCCATGGCTTAGTGGATGTTCGCGCTCGTACCGATCCCAAATCCTCTCGTAAAGGAAATGGCCGGAGTGCGCGCTTTGCCACTGTACGCTTCCGACTCCTGACGAAGAATTCGAATGCAGGTGGCGAGATAGTATTCCGCCTCTTGGATGTTGCCGCAATCCCTCTTGTACTGGGACTGGCACATGGCCTTGAGCGCAGGGATATTCCCAATGGTCAAAACGTCATCGTTCTCGGCAACCGGAACGTATCGAGCACGCGCTCGCGCGAGAACAACCCGATTGCATACGCCTTGGGTTGGACGCCAAAGAGACTGAATGAAATAATTTCGGAAGCTGCAGGTCGTCTGCGCCGGGGCGTACTGAGCGAGTTCGATTTCGGTCGTTCCGTTCCAGCAAGTCAGGCGCACATATCCGTTGGTGGTGTTTTTGACGACAGCCGAGAGCTTGTCGAAATTGTGCGTCGTCTCGGTATACGCTTGCCCGATGTCGATCTCCAAATTCTCGCCGTTGTACCAATCGCCAGAGGTTCCGTTAGTGAGGCTGCGGATCACCTTACCCTGATAAAAACCCTGAAGGTTGATCGTGGGCGGCTCGCCATCAACATCCTCGTCCACCTCAGCGTAAATCCGGAGTTTCCAAGGACCATCCGCGATGGGAATGGGAAAGCGAGAAACGACTTCGCCTCGGTCGAGACAGTCGTAATTCCAGCATCTCGGAAGGACTCCAGGGCTGCTGTCAGTGAAGATCAAATCGTCTCTGGGACCCGTTCCGTAATTAACAAACTCGGCGTACCGGGACATGATCTGCAGGGGAACGCGGTCAACAGTAACCTGCATTAGACGGTCGAGATAATACGGGAGCACCAGCTCTCCCGTGGTTTCATCGAACAAAATGTGCCAGCGCTGAACCGTGCAGGCAAAGTCGCCAAGATTCAGGATTTCTTCCTGAGCAAGATTCAGTCTCTCAATAAACCGGGCATCACTAAGCGACATCCCGGTTTGTCCCATCACCTGAGTCAGTGCGGGCCGGACTTGTGCGAGCGTGTATTGGTTCACGCTTTCCAGCTATGCCACGGCTTCGGGCGCAGGCAAGTTTTTATCATATCCCTTCCTGACGGCTTCCTCGAACGACATTCCCTGCGCCATCCTTTGATAGATCACCCACGTCGGCCATCCGAAATGCTTCGTCCACTGCCCGATGGTCATTCGTTTCCCGTCGTGCTCATGCCAACGGTTCGTGCGCTTGTTATTGTTCTGAACTTCAATCGTTGCCCACCGGCAGTTATCGGGTTCGTAATTTCCGTTAACCTCTTTCCGATCAAGACTCATTCCTTCAGGTCGAATTCCCATGTCCTGAAGGAAATTTTGAAATCCCGACGACCCACTCCATCGCTCGCACACTTTGATTCCGCGCGCTGCATAATGCACGTTGTCTTTATCACGGCATCTGCGGTGCATTTCGATCCAGCAAAGATATTCCGGGGTAGATTTTCCGTTCGCTGAACCGCCGTGTTTTGCGGCTGCTTTCTTTTGCTCGACCATCAGGCAGCCACAAGAACGAGTGGTGCCACGCTTGAGATTGTTGGCGTAAACGACTTTGGTTTTCCCGCACTGGCACGAACACTCGACGCGGAGCATGCCTCCGATGCGGTCAATTTCCTTGACTACAGTAAGGCGCTCGAAGACCTGTCCAACGATTTCCATTCTACTCCGAAACGACGGCGAGCACCTTCTGTTCGTTACAGAAATAGACCGTGCGACCGTCATAGCGAACCGTTAGGATCGCCTCGGCGGGAAGGAGCACCTGATCACCGACCTTGACGACTTCACACTTCGGGCCGGCGGCGAGAACCGGGATCGAGTAGAAAGACAGGTTCATCGCCTTCTGGGATTTCTCCGGAATGATGATTCCGCCGACATTGGTCTTCGGCTCCCAGTCGAGCTGGATGATGTCGCGAGCGGGCTTGTAGCTCACCGGCTTCTTGGCGACCCCACCAGGAAAAGCGATTTCCTGCGAGTGCGTTTCGGTTTCGGGATTTTCGGTGTCGCCGTGGACGCCGCCATCAGGATTTTCAGTGATCATATTTTTGGAAAGTTTTCCGGGGCCGTTCTCTAAACCGCTTCGGTTCGGCCCCGGTTCCCGCGTCGTGCGGAAAGTGAAAGTGGTGGCGAGCGCCAAGGAAGACAGTCAGTAAGGTTCCGATTGTTTGGTATAAAGAACCCTCGACGCCCGCGTGGGCGCAAGAGTGCTTCCGCTCTCTATCGCGTCAAGCTGTATTCGCCGGAATCTGCATTTTGAGCACACGGCACAACGCATAGATCACCGGGCCGCTCGGCCAGTTGCGCGCGCACTCGATGTTCGAGAGCTGCGCGACGGTGATCATGCCGTCGATTTCGGCGATCAGCTGGTTCTGGGAAAGATTCATTTCGGTGCGCTTCTCCTTGATCATTTCGGCGAAGGCCACGAGGTCTGGGTCTTGAGGCATGCGGGAAATTGGGCGCGTAGACACTATATAGTCAAGCTGTATTTAAGGCTTGCTGTACAGTGTGGCTGCATCAACGTCGGCGACAGATGAACATCAAAAATTATACCTCGGACGTTCCTGCGGGACAGACGATCAACCGAATCCAGAACTTGCTGATCGAGGCAAAAGTGAACGGGATCACGATGGAGTATGGACCGAGCGGAGAAATTCTCGCGCTGCTTTTCCATGTGAACCTCGACCGCCGATATTCGATTCGCCTCACCGCAAACGTCGATGGCGTTCAAGATACGCTGTGGCGGGATTACGTCGGGACGGACAAACTTTCCGACGACGGAAATTCGCTGCGCTGGAGCAGTCGCAAGAAAAAGAAGCGCTCCGATTTCCGCGAACAGGCTTCGCGCACGGCGTGGAAACTCCAGCAGGACTGGGTGCAGGTGCAGCTTTCGCTTCTGCTCTTGCAGAAAGTGGATTTCCTCCAGGTCTTCATGGCCTATCTGTGGGACGGAAAGGAGACGCTGTACAATCGCATCAAGGGGACTGGAATGTTGGCGCTCCCGGAGGCCCCCCAATGAAATACCGCATCATCAAACGCGCGAAGGGCTGGCTCGTGCAGCGCTACATTCTCATCGACACGCTGCCCATCGAAAAATGGGAGTGGCAGACGATCACCGCCCATCGCTTCCACTTCCTCGCCAAACTTCACCTGCTGGTGCTGCGGGAGTGGTGGAAATAGTGTTTGACGTAGGCACTGCCTGCGCGCATGGACTGCCTGCGTATGAATACCTACCACATTGATTTTGACGCCGAACAAAAGAAAATCGGCCAGTGCGTCTCCGACGTGCTCACCATCAAAAACGTCCGCCGCGCCACCGCCTATATTTCCGATAAGCGCACGATCAAGGCCACGCTCCAGCGCCGAATCGACAAGCGCGCGAAGCAAGCCACGGTGCTCGTGACCGTCGGTGCCCCCAACTTCGTTGAGCGCCGATTCATCCGGATCTGTAAAAAGGACGGCATGTGTTTTCCTCTGAACCAGATTAGTTGGCAATACTGGCCGGCGAAGAAGAAATGAAATACACCCAAGTCTTCGACGGCGACTGGCACCGGCCCGTGATGCGCGGCTGGCGGATGCTGTGCTGCTCGTGCTCGCTCGTTCACATCATCAATTTTCGCATCGTTGGAAAACACGTCGAACTGCAGGCCCGCGTCTGCAAGCGCGCCACCGCAGCCGCGCGGCGGAGGAAAAAGAAATAATTTATGTCCTACACAAATCATCAAATCCAAGCGGCTATCAACGCCGCCGAAAGCGCCGCGAGCGTCTTGCTCAGCGACACCCATCCCGTCGCCGTTACCAACGCCACGCTGCTCGCGTTGATCGCAGGCGCAAAACAAGAGCCGGAAAGCCGCGCAGTTGAATTACAGGAGGCTATCGACTCCGCGATCAACACGTTGAAAAATGCCTGACGCTCCTGAAATTCCCTACGGCTACAAACGCCTTCCGCCGGGAACAGCGACACAACGAGGTGATGGCGTCTGGGATGGCGAAAGATTCGTTCGCCTCCTCAAGCGGGCGAATGTCAACACAGGGCTTAAGGAAACAAAATACTGGCCCGTGACCGATGATATTGGAATCGTCATCCGCCGCTGCATCGTCGAGCAACCCGAACTTATTCATGTTGAATCCGCCGCAAATCAGCGTTGAGCCGGTCGGATCGGAATTCGTCTTGATGGCCACAAGCTACGGTCGCACGGACGTTGCCGGTCCACGCATTCTGCGCGCGCCACCGCATCCCGACATCGCGTGGCGGCACTCGGATGAGACACAGGCAGCCGCAGACGCGAATAAGCTCCAGCAGTATCTGGACGGCGTAACCAAGGCACCGTCGCGGACGAAGATTCGACAGGCGGGGGACTGACCATGGACGACACGCGCCCACCCTCCACCTACCACTCCGGCAAATGCACGGTCATCACCTACGGCCCGTACTGGCACGAACTCTGGTACGACAACCACTTCATCGCCAACTTCCGCGCGTTCCGCGACGCGGTGCGGTATCAGTTGCATGAGTTTCCTGCCATACCATGAGCGACAGCATCCACAACCGCATCATCGAAATGATGTACGAGGCCAAGGCGCTCGGAATCCCGTGCCAGCGGCTTTATCTCGGGGACGCGAAAATGCGCGAGCTTGAGGCGTGGCTCGCGACGCAGCCGATGGTAACAGATCACTCGTGCAGTGAGTTCACGTTCCGCGGCATGAAGGTCGTGCGCAGTTCAAAACCCGGCATGTCCATCGGACGATGAGCGTCTCCTGGCCCGAACAACAGCGCCGCGAGCGCGAACATCTCTGCATCATGTGCGCGAAGCCATGCCGCTGGCTGGAGCGCCACGACCGCTACGGCGTACACTGCGAGAAATGCGCGCAGCGAAACAACGAGAACTATAAGAAGTGGAAGGCGAGGACAGGGCCGCGGAAGAAGAGTTGACAGTGTATGTCATTTTGACATCGACTGCCAACGCATGAAAAACAAATTCTTCGAATCCGCGTTCGCCATTGGCCAGCGCGTTCAGATCGGGCTGCAAGGACTGACCATTGAGGGCCACGTTCGCGCCGTTACGTTCACGTCGTCCAAAGTCCGCTATGCCGTCCGCGTCCTCGGCGACGAGACCACGCTCCATAACATCGACAGCGCGTTTGTGTTCTCCAAGCCCGACGCCGAAATCCTCGACATGCCGGAGGATAATTACTCGTGAAATCTCCATTCAAATCCAAAGGCGACTACGAGTACGCCATGAAGAAACTGGGCGAGGCCATCGGCGACATCGTTACCGGCACCAATATCCGCCGCGCGACCGCCTACATCTCGCCCAAACTCACCATGAAGGCGACGGCCCAGCGCCGACAGGACTTGCGCTCGAAGTCTGCCACGGTCCTCGTCACGGTCGGAGCGCCCAACTTCACCGAACGCCGCTTTATTCGCGTTTGCCAGAAGGCGGGGATGGTTTTTCCGCTCAACCAGATCCAGTGGAAGCACTGGCCGAAGAAAAAACGCTAAATTTATGCACGACCCAATGACACAAATCTGCCACGCGGGACCATTCTCGCTCTGGCACAACGATCCCTGCAATAAAACCGGCTGCCGCGACGACTCGTGCGGCTGGTTCATGCGGGCGCATCACGGGAAGCCCGAGGTGCTGAAGGCCATCCGACGCAGGATGGAGTCAAATTTCGACAGCGTCTTCAAGACCTACGAAAATCCCAAAGACCCCGAGAGCCACATCGACGAGCGCGAGGCCATCGAACAAGGTATCGCCCCGAAGCGGGTCTATCACACCGGGCTTTTTTGCCCGAATGGCGACCCAAACCTTTCGGTTCACGGGATCGTCCTGAATCTATTTCAGGCCGGGGCGTGGAGTTACTTCCACGAAAAGCACTCGCACGACGCGGGGAAGGCGTGGAGTAAATCCCGTCGCTTCATGCAGGACAACTTATTCGACATTCTCTTCTTCGCGGAGAACACAACCGATTCCCTTCACGAAGGAATTACCGGGATGTTTCGGATTGCCTGCGGAGAAAAGTTCGACCGCGACGAAGCGCTGGATCGCTACGCATCCCTTGTGTACGGCTGGATTCTCCGCGCCGAACGCCCGTGGTACAAGCATCCGCGCTGGCATGTTCATCACTGGAGTCTCAGTGTAAGCTGGTGGTGGTTCTTGCCGCGCTGGCTGGATCGCAAGTTGAGGCCGGATAATTATGCCTGCTGCGCAGCAACGCCCCGAGCCCAGTAAACGCAACTCGCTTCACGTCCACAGCCCGGCCAATTCAGGCTGGGCTTTTTATTTTTCGCACCGCGCAATTCACTCGCGAACAAATCGAAAAAAGCTCCCACTATTTTCTTGTCTATCGGGGAAAGCCTTAGCATGACATCGGACGCGACCCGATGAATCACACGACCGACACCATTTTCCGCCTGCGCCTGACCGCGACAGGCTTTTTTATTTTGGGGGCCGCTTCGGCAACCCCTCGCGCCTGCCGGCATCGGGTCGCGCCATACGGCAGCGCGCGTCAATTTCCGGGGGGCCAGCCATGACCCCGCTTCCTCACAACCCAGCGGTGGAGAAACACGTCCTCGCCGTTTGCCTTCTTGACGAAGGCCCGACGTACCAGCGAGCGATCCATGACGGAGTAACGGACCGGTCGTTCCACGATCCAAAAAATCGGATCATCTGGAAAGCACTCGCAAGAATCCCGTCTCCCTCGCTCGAACTGCTGGCCCCCGAATTGGGCGATCACCTTTCAACCATCGGAGGGTTTCCGTACCTGATGGAACTGACCTCCGGCATCGGGACAACCGCCCACGCCGGCCACATGATCGAGCAGCTGATCGAGCTGGAGTCCAAGCGGGAGATCATCGCCCGCGCCACGGACCTGATCGAGCACGCGCAGAACGGGACGAGCCTAGCAGAATTGTCGGAGCAGGCGAAGGGGATTGCGCCCGACGGAAGAAGGTTCGGCGGCCTTCAAGAATTGATGTCGCGCCGCGTGACAGCAGCCAACCCGCCAAAAGAACCGGTCACGCGCCTTTTCCTGAACGACAAGCCAGTGGCCACGCCAGGCAACTTGCAGACGATCACCGCCAAGTCCAAGGCCGGAAAAACGGTCGCCACCGGAGCTGCCACAGCAGCCGTCATCGTGGCCACCTCCGGCACAGGCACCCTTCACGATACCTTCAAATTCCGCGCCTCCAACCCACAAGGCCACGCGGTCATCATCATCGACACCGAGCAAAGCCCGTTCGATGCGTGGGCCTGCTACCAGCGCATCCTTGCCCGCGCTGGCGAAACCCAAGACCCGCCGTGGCTGCTCCATTTCGCCCTCGTCGGCTACTCCGTTGCCAAGCGAAAGGCGGCACTCCTCACCGCCCTCGAATACGCCAAAAAAACTTTCGGCGGCGTCTTCCTCGTGATCATCGACGGCGTGGCGCACTTCGTCTCATCGGTGAACGAACTGGAGGAATGCAATCTCCTCGCGGACTGGCTGCGCGAACTCTCCGTTACCTACGACACGGCCATGCTCTGCGTCATCCATTCCAACGAGGGCCTGAAGACTGGCGACGACTCGCGTGGCCACCTTGGCAAGCAGCTGATGCGCGACGCCGAATCAAATCTCCTGCTCAAGAAGGTCGGCGAAGTCACGACCATCACTTCCGAGAAGCAGCGCAAAGCTCCCATCACCGAGGAAGACGGAATAGCCTTCAAGTGGTCCGAGGAACATGGTCGCCACGTCAGCTGTGCGGCCGCAGAGCCCAAGAGCAAGGGTGGCCGCCCCAAGGTATCGACCTTTCACTCCCTCGAAAAAATCTGGCCCCGCACCCCGGACAAGGCGCTCACCCAGTCCCAGATTCACAATTACGCCAGAGACGAGGAAGGCACCAGCGAGTCCACCCTTCGCCGAATCATCAACGACGCCGTGATGGACGGACAGCTCATCAAAATCCCGAGCAACCTGGGCAACAAATACTGCCTGAGAACTTAGGACTCGGGAGGATCAGGCAGCTTCTCGGCCACCGCCTCAATCGCGTTCGAAATCTGTTGCGCCTGCCACACCACGGCATCCGCAAACGAATGAACGTCGGTCCGCCCGTCGACATGGGTGAACGAATCAGCAAGCCGGCCAACATTGCCAGCCAGTCGTTCGTGTGCGGCAGCAAGCCGGTTGATGGCATCCGTCAGCTCTTTTTCCATCGCCCGATCCTTTCCATCCCCCGCCAAACGTCAAGTTAAGTCATAACTCCAAAACCCTCCAAAACCACTTCAAAACCAACTTTTGAATCTCCGTCAAAACCCCCCCCGACTGCCTATAGGCAGGAGGGGTTTTGGAGGAGGGGGGTAAAAAAGGAAGAAAGCGATCCGAGGTTTTGACGGACGTATGGCATCTGCGCCTCATTTGTAAAATCCCGTGTTGGGATGACCAAGTGTGTGGATGAGGTGATTCGTATTTCGACGTGGGGCCTCAGCGCGGGGGTGGGGGTCCAGGGCCGGGGTGGGCTGCGCCACCAGCTCAACAGCCTGTTCGATGCTGCACCACGCCATGCAACGCAGCCACGCCAGCACGCGCAGCGCACGCGCAATGGGCTCGATGGGTACCCAGACATACCCCCAACCCCTGATCGTCGCTATAAACGCAAAGGAATGGGTCCCGGTTTGGACAATCCGCTGTTGAGACTGGCAGTTGAGACTGATACAAAACGCATAAAACAACGCGTAAGTATCTGTCACTCCAACAATTTCGCCACAATGTCTATTATGTCTACTAATCAGTAAGTAATTAATAGATAAATGGATGTGCGATTATTGTACTGTTTTTGATTCGATCTCCGTCACCTGCTCAGCCGGCTTGCCTGGCGCAGCCCCAACGAAAAACAAATTGAAGTTGGTGGGGCCGGAAGACGCTACAGCCTTTCCGGTTTCACGCAGGGCCTTTGCTGTAGTTGCAAGGTTGCGTGCGCCTGCAGTGTAAGCCTGAAAATCTTTCGCTGCGTTTTTGTCGTCACGCTCAAGCGACTCACGAACGCGGCCAAGGCTTTCGGCCGTCAACACGATCATGTCATCAGAAATCGCTTCGAGCGCTTCGTTTGCTATGGTTTCCGTGCGCGCGTTGGATTCAGCAAGAAGCCTCTCTTTCGTTGCCTTCCTCAACTTAGTCCAACCTTCACGACTCGCGAGCTTTTCGAGCGTTTGAGTCGGCAAGCCAGTTGCCTCGGAAATAGCTTTGTAGGGAAGGCATTGGGAAAGGTACATGTTCCGCGCCTTCATGCGCAGATAAACCGGAATTTCACCCTGCCTTACACGCGGATGAGCCGGTGCGGTTCGTGCCTCACGTTCTTTAATTGCATCTGCAACCATATCGGCACGCTGTACTTTCCGCGTAAAGTGTCAACGCCTGCAAATCTGACGCTCCGAAAATGAAGGGATAAAAAGATCAAAATAAAGTTTGACTGTACACAGTCAGGCTGTACTTAGTGAGTGTGTCAGAGGGGAATTAGCCTCCTGACAAAATTCCGACCAAGAATGAAAACGATAACAGCAGAACGCGCAACGATGGCCATCCTTTTGGAGCGCTCGCTTGCCTACGCATCAATGCAACTCCGCGATTCCTCTGCGCAGTATATTTGCGCCTACGTTCGCGGCGATGGCCGTTTGATCTACGGTGCTGGTGCTTCAACGTGGCAGGCCATTGTTGACGCGACGGCAGGCGAAAACGCTGGCGAGGCTCGCGACGAAGCGAACCGCATTGCCGATCTCTGCCGCTTCCCGCAGTGGCGCTTCGAAGGTGACGGCGACATGCGTTGTCAGGTCTGGCCCATCGTGAACGAGGCATGCACCGAAATGGCTGCGTTTCTTTTCAAACTCTAACCCTTCCCTGGTCGGAACTCCCCCGTCCGTCACGTCATGGAAACATAACGGGCCGGCGGACGGGGTGAGGGAATTTCTGATAGATCAACCAAAAACCAAAAAGTCGGATCAGACTCAAAACGATAAACAACATGTCTACTCAAAAGAAAAAGTTCGAACTCTACTCGCGCCTTCAAGCGCTTGGCTTCACCTATTACGAAGCGCACAGCCTGCGGCGGATTGAAATGACCTTGAGCCTTTGGGCTGAGGGCGAATGCGGCGACGAAAGCGGGCGCTGCATTGAGCGCGACGAAAAGACCAACCGGCCCTACATGACGTACGATAAGGGCACGAACGGTCAGCGCGGACGCTATTCGATTGCAGACCGTGAAACCGGCGCGCTGAAGCGACTGGGCAAGATCGTGGCGGCTCGTAATGCTCGCGCCTACGTCAACGGCAAGTGCATCAATCCCGTGGCTGCCTATCACCAAGGCGATTGCCGTGGCTGCATGCTCTACATCGTCAGCGCTGAGCACCTGGCCCCGGAATTCAAGGAATGGCGCGCGCAGAACACGGGCGCAAATGCCGCCGCATTTCCGTTCCACCAATATCTCCCCAGCCTCTACACGCGCGGCGTCGCGGTCTGCGCATGAACCTCCCCCTCTACAAACAACTCCGCGCGCTGGGGATGACGGCGCTGGCGGCGTACCAACTGAGCAAACTCACATGAGCACCGCAAAACACACCGCTCAGGGCATTCCGCCCGCGCCCTACACTTTCACGCCTCGTGAGGTTGGCGGCCTTGGCATCGTTCAAGACGCCAATGGAAAACCCATCCTCGACTTGCTTGCGCAACAGGAGCCACTGGGGCACCTGATTGCTGCGGCTCCTGAACTGCTGGAGGCCCTGAAGCGCGTCCGTCATGCGTTCTACGTTGACGGATCAAGCAAGGCTTTGCGCGCCGCTTTTGAGGGTACGAAAGAGCTGGTCGCCAAATCGGAGGGCCGAGCATGACCACCATTAAGCATGGCGCCGACGACCTCGCCGCTCCTTCGCGCGCCCTTCCGCCCTATTTGTACGCGCGCCTGGTCCGGCAAGTGCTCGGCTACGGCCGGCAGTACCGCAACCCTGATTACAGGCTGTCCGTCGGCCTCTCTCAACCGCGCCCCAGCCTGGGCCAAATCGTGCTGGTTATTGCCGGGCTCGGAGTGGGCGCGCTGTGGCTTTGGGCGTGCGCTTACTCTGGGCTGTTTCTCTGATCCCTCCCCCGCCTCTCTAAAACATCAAAGAACCCTCAACTAAAAATCATCATGGCACGCGCAACATTCGTTAAATCAGCCCGCAAAGATAACCCTGTCGCCAAGAAGGGTGAAAGCTATTACTGGTGGGCCTTCATGCAGGGCGGTCGTGGCGGTCCGAAGCGTTACAGCAAGACGCCGCCGACTCGCTCGCAGCTCACGCAATCGGAATTCTACAGCACGCTCTATTCGCTCGAAGATCAAGTGGGCGATTGGAAGGCCGACCAGTACGAGAGCGTTGCCGATCTCGAAGGCGATGTGGAAAACATCAAAGACGAAATCCAATCGCTCGGTGAAGAACAATCGGACAAGTTCAGCAACATGCCTGACGGTTTGCAGCAAGGCGACTCGGGGCAACTGCTGGAGAATCGTGCCAGTGAATGCGATTCCCTCGTGTCCGAACTCGACGGCATCGACTTCGAGGAACCGGAAGAACCGGACGCAGCCGCCATCAAAGAGCACGGCAGCAAGGAAGCCGCCATCAAAGCCGCAGTGACCGCCCGCTGCGAAGAGATCATCAACGAAATCCAGGGCTTCAACTGGAGCATCGAGTAATCCCCCTTAACCTTCCTCCCCAAGTAACGGAAAGGGAAAATAGACTATGAATATCGAACAACAGAGAATCGCGATTGCGGAGGCGTGCGGGTGGACGCGGAGACCTGCAACATTGCTGGGAAATGAACTCACATGGACCGATCCCAATGGGTTCAGCCAACGCGAAAAAACAATTCCTGACTATTTGGGAGACCTTAACGCCATGTTTGAGGCCATCCGCATGCGGTCCATTGACGAACAGTGGGCAATCTTCGCCACGCTCGCAGACATCGTACCCGCTGAGCTTCCTGCCTATATGGGCACGCCTGCGCAGTACGCCGAAGCCTTCCTGCGCACCCTCAACCTTTGGAAGCTGGCCCCCGAGAAGGAATAAAATCCATGAAGACAAAAGACGGCTTAGAAGTTGAATTGATCGAGTGCGAAGAGCACCACGATTGCGGGTGGGGCGATTGGTCCTGCAAGGTCACGCTGCCCGACGGCACGGAACTGGACCAGTGTGAGGTTTTCTCGGATGGCGAGGAAATCGAACGCTCAACTCTCCGCGACATGAGCGGGACAACCGCGAGGGACTTGTGATGAAGTCCGCACGCAAACCGAAATGCTGTCAGTGGGTGGAGGGCGTTTGCTCACCTACGGACTCCACTTGGAAGCAATGCAAGGCCGCGCCCAAATTCAAACTGATGTGCGTCACGCCTGATTTTGAATCGGAATACTGCGTGGGCTGGGTCTGCGCCGAGCACGCCGTCAAAGCCACCTATAACCGCCTCGGGCAACTCGTCTGACCCACCCCTCACCTCTAAACAACCACTGAAAAGAAGATGAAGCTGATTATCGACAATCGCACAAAGCTGGATGATGCCACGGTACTTGCTCGCGTTGGGTCCGTTGTTGCTCTCGGGCGAATCTCAGAAACGAAGGCGGGCAAGCAATACTGCTTCGCTTCAACCTTCGTCGATTGCTGCGTGTACGTCGAGAAGCGGCGCAAATCTGGCACCGAAACCTTTATCATTACCACCGCCTAGCCCCCTCACCCCCAACTCCTCACCTACTATGAAAACGGAACACACGCCCGTCTATCGCTTCACCGAGGAAGGAACGCTTATGAAACGCATCACTGAATCAGGATGCGAAGTCGGCGTGGCATTTGATGTCCCAACGAGTCATCACGCTCCAATCGCCCTTGCGCTGAATCAGCATGACGCGCTGGTGGCCGCGCTGACGGACCTTATGAACGCAGAAGCGGCTATGGTCCAGCGCAGCGACTATCTTCCGGGCCTCAAGCTGGCTGCATTGCAAGATGCGCGAAAGTCTGCCCGCGCCGCCCTCCAATCCCCCGCCCCTGAAACTAAGTGAGAGGAAGAAAAATATGAAACTTACTGAACTAGAAGAGGCGCACATCATGCGCGAAATCAGAACGCTATTTGCCGAACAAGAATCAACTCCTGGCTTCGTCGTTGAAACTCGCACCGATATTGAATTCGGCGGCGGCATCACCCTCGGGCTTTCC